GCCACGGCATCGCGCTCGCTGGCAATGCTTTTCTGCAGGTCGTCAAACCGCTTGGTGAGGGTATCAAAAAAGCTGTTGGCCGAAGCTGCAGCCGCATCTGCGACTGTCGCAAACTCCGGTGCGAGCGCGAGCATCACGGCGTAAGCGTTCCTGCCCGCGTCGGTGGTGAGGTCGAGGGCGCTTACCACGTCGCGGAATGCGTCCTTGGTAGTGGGCATGGCCACGCCCACCAGCGCCAGACCCTTGGCCACGTTGACGGCGGTGTCTTCCAGGCGCTCTGCGTCCGTCCAGAACAGGTCGTAATACGCCTTGCTGGCGTTGGCCATGTTCTCGAGACCGCCAAAGGCATCGGCCAGTTTGCTGGCAGCGTCACCGCCCACCAAGCTGACGTCGAATGCGGTTTGGCTGAGCACGCCCATCCAGAAGTTAGCGGCTTGCAGGCTGCTGCTCAGACGCTCAAGCGCGGCGATGGCGGTTTCACCCTCGCGGATAAACGCGCTGGGCGCGAAAGTGGTTGTGGTGGTGGTTTTGTCACCAAGCGCTTTAAACAAAGACCCCAAAAGCCCCGCCGCCGCCGTCGACGCCCCGGCGCTGAGCGATGCGAACAACGCGCCTAAAGCGCTCTTGGTGGTGGTAGTCACGGTCTGGGTGGTGCCCAGCACCGTGCGGGCCATTTCGTCGGCCATGCCCGTGAAGATGGCGGTCAGCTGCTCTTCGGTGGTGCCGGCGGCGATGTCAACGTATTTGCTGTAGCTGAGTATTTTGTCAGTGGACAGGCCCAGAGACTCCGCCATGCTGGCTACGCTGCCCTTAACTCCCGCAAACGCACCAGACCATGCCTTTTGCACGTCTGCGTTCATGGCGGTGATGTCCGTCCAATTCTTGTCAGAGCGGAGCCAGCCGCCCTCTTTCTTGTAATTTGCGTAATTGCTGCCCGCAAACTCTTCACCGCTGAAGGTGCCCCGTGTCCCACTGGATGTAAGCTGTGTAGGGCCACGGCCAAAGGCGCGATTGATCAAGCCTGTGATCACCCCTGCGATTGGCCCGACGCCCGGGATCATGCTGGCGATGGCGCCGATCTTGTTCATGGTCGAGTTCACCTGGTACCCGCCGGAGATCATTTTGGACAGGGTGTACCCCGCCATGGCGTTGCCGAAGGTCCCCGCGATCAAGCCTGCCGCCTGCGCGCCGCCAGCCTGTGCCGCAGCTGTGGCAGAAGCCATTGATGAGGTGCTCATCATGCCGCCCGCAAACCCTGCCACGGTGGAGTTGCCTGCGAAAATGGCGCCCTCCCCCACAAGTTTCGCCAGCTGAGCTCCGCCCTGGAGGCCAGCGTTAAGTCCACCAGACACCATGTTGTAGAGGTTGCTGAGCGACGAAGCCACACCCATCAGGTTGCCTCCGCCGCCACCGGCAGCGCCACCCACTCCCTGAATCATGTCGGTGATGGCGCCAGTGATCGGGCTCATGACCGCCTGAATGATCACGCGGAAGGGTTTACGCAGCAGCTCCTCGCGCAGGTAGTCACCGACCTTTTTTGCGCCCTCGGAGCCGCCGGTCATCAAGGCGTCGGCCAGCACGCTGCTGGTAGCATCGAACACCCTCTGGAATTCGTTTTTGGTTGTGGTGGCCGCCTTGACGTCGGCGGTCGCCATAGCTGTGTTGCGCTTGCGAAGTGCAACAGCTACGGCCTCGTCGTACTTTTTAAACGACTGATCCCACCCGTAGCTGAGGTCTGTGCTGCCACTCGCCAGCAATCTGTTTATCTCAAGCTGGTTGGCAATTTGGGCTTCCTGCACCGCCAGTGTGTACTCATGATCGGCCGCCGTGATCTCCGCCGTCTTGCGGGCCTGCGCTGCCTGCTCCACCGAAATGTTCCGACCGATATTGGCGAGGTCGTTACGCGCCTCGTTCAGCTTCACGATGTCTTGGTAGGCCGCTTCTTCTTCGGTGCGCGCAGCCTTCTCGGAGTTGGCGATGTCCAACGCAATTTTTCCGACGCGTACCCGGTAGGCGTCAGCCTCACCGATTTCCGCAGCAGCCTTCGCAGTGTCGCGCTTGACCCCGAGGGCCTTCTTGGCATCCTCCAAGTCCTCCTTCGCCTGACTGATCGCCTGAGGCGTGGACTTAGCGTCGCCAGTGATCCTGAATGCGTCCCGCTCTGCGGTCTTGACGTCAATGAGGTACTGAGACTCAGCTTTGGCGAGTGCCGCCACTTTGGTGGCCGCCGACTCCAGTTCCGTGGCAAACCCGCGAACGCCCGAATTACGCTTGTTGATCGCGTCGGTGTTGGCAAACGACTTGTCGGCATTGTCCTGCTCGATCTTGAGGAGCTTGATCTCGCTGGTAAGCCCATTGGTGCTCTCTTTGAGTCCAAGGGCTGCGGCTTCGGCAGCAGCCTTCGCCCCCGCATCATCGAACTTCTGCCCCCCTGTAAGCAAGTCCCTGGAAGCTTTCGCCGCGGCTGCCGCCTCCAACGCATCCTTGACAGCAAGGTTCTTCACCCTGCGAACATTTTCCTCAAACTCAGCCTCCACCCTGACCTGGTCAATCACCGTGTCAGCCACGCGCCCGCGCAGCTCCGCCAACTTTTTGTCCAGGTACGCAGCTTGCGCCACGTCAGCGCCCGAGGTCCCGAGCGCTGCCCGGGCCGACAGAATCCGATCCTTGCCAAGCTGCATGTTGGCTCGGCTCAGCTGGTGCATGGTCATCAGGTCTTGACGGGCCAGGGCCATGCGGGTAGCCGCGGCCAGGGTCTCCTCAGTCGTTCCATCCCGTCGCTGGCGCATCTGCTCCTCAAGCCTCTTCGCCTCCGCGTCTAGACCCTTCATCGTGGCGTCGAAAGCCTCCTGTCGGGCTTCCTGTGCCTTTTGGCTCGCCTTCGCCGTGTCGTCGCTCATCAGCCACATCGCAGCGCCCACAGCTGCGGCTGCCAAAGTGATTGGCCAGAAGGCAGCGGCTACTGCTGCGAGGCTTGGGAGCGACCCCGCAGCCAGTGCGCCAATCGCCACGCCCAGGGGTGGCAGCACAACCGTCGCGGCTGCCACGGCGATCCTGAACACGGCCATAGCCCCAGTGCCCACGGCCAGGCCAGTCGCAATGCTGGAGATCACACCGATGTTTCTGGTAATGAACCCGACGAAGTCCGCCAGACCCTCCACCAATGACTTCAGGGCGCCCTTGAACTCATCTGAGTTGAGCGCATCGCGAAGAGCCGAAGTCACAAGCAGTATCGAAGGCTGCGCCGCCTGGAACGCCTCGATCAGCGCTGCCTGCATGGCGTTGCCGACTGACTTGATCTGGTTTTGCGCGGTCAGGGCCATGCCGATGGAAGCCATCGCCACGAACCCAGGCGCGTCCGCGAGTTGCTCCTGGATGTCCTGGAAAATCGTCTTGAGGTCGCCACCGGTCTCCCGGGCTTTGGTGACCATCGCCGTCAGGCCAGCAGACAGCGCCTTGGTGCCGCGCTCGTTGCCCATGGCTTGAAGGATGTTCAGCTGGGCCTCGTAGGTGTATTTGGACAAGGCCCCGGAGAGCTCCCCAAGAATCACGCTCAGGGTTTTGACCGACCTGGTCTGGTTGTCGATGATCGAGACATCCAGGGTCTCCCGGATTACCTTCTTGGCCCTCTCAGACGACCCGATCAGCTCGTTGTACATCTGGCGCATGGCCGTACCGGCCGCCGAGCCGCGGATACCCACTTGTGCCAACAGGGCCAGAGTGGTCGATGCGTCCGTGATGGACACGCCAAATTGCTGGGCTACCGTGGAGGCGAGGCGGAACGCCTGCGTCATGTCCGTCACGGAGGACATGGACACCGCGGCCGCCTTCGCGACAACGTCGCCGACTGTGCTGAACCCGGTGGAGGTGTAGCCGAAGGCCGTGGAGATGGCGGTGAGCCCCTCGGCGGCGTCCTTGAGGTTCATCTCCCCCACAACCGAGAAGTTCAGCACAGGTTTAAGCGCTGTCATCTGCTCCCGCGCATCCAGGCCCGCCAGGGCAAGGGTCTTCAGGGCTTCTGCAACCTCCTGCGGCCCGAAGCGGCCCACGGAACCGACGCTCAGAGCCTCCTTGGTAAGCATCTGCAGGTCAGCGGCTGTTGCCTCGCTGAGTTCCCCTAGAGTGCGCAGGGTGTTCTCGAACTCGGCGCCGGCCTTCACGGATTTCACAAGGGCGTTGGAGACTGCCGCGCCGGCCATCAGGGGGATGATATTGCCCCATGTCAGCCACATCGCGTTGAACCCTGAAGCTAAGCCTCGCGCGGCCGAGTGGCCGTCCCGCATGGTCGCGTTCAGTTCCGAGTTCGCCTTGCGGAACTTGTCAGCTTTAGCGACACCGTCCACATGGGTGCTACCAAGAGCCTTGGTAGATGCGAGGGCCGTGGACTCCTGCTCCGTATAGTAGGTCCGCATGGCAGCCATATCCATGTCGTAAGCTGTCTTGGCCTCCGCCTTGCGTAACATGAAGTTGCTGAGCCGGAGCTTCTCAGCCTCTGCCATCTTCGCTGCATGTGCGAGTGCAGATGCCTCCTTCTCCTTGAAGTAAGTGCGCAGGGCGGCCATGTCCATGTCGTAAGCCGTCTTGGCTTCGGCAGCCCGGAGCATGAAGTTCTGGAGCCGGAGCTTCTCAGCCTCAGCCATCTTCGCTGCATGTGCGAGTGCAGATGCCTCCTTCTCCTTGAAGTAAGTGCGCAGGGCGGCCATGTCCATGTCGTAAGCCGTCTTGGCTTCGGCAGCCCGGAGCATGAAGTTCTGGAGCCGGAGCTTCTCAGCCTCAGCCATCTTCGCTGCATGTGCGAGTGCAGATGCCTCCTTCTCCTTGAAGTAAGTGCGCAGGGCGGCCATGTCCATGTCGTAAGCCGTCTTGGCTTCGGCAGCCCGGAGCATGAAGTTCTGGAGCCGGAGCTTCTCAGCCTCAGCCATCTTCGCTGCATGTGCGAGTGCAGATGCCTCCTTCTCCTTGAAGTAAGTGCGCAGGGCGGCCATGTCCATGTCGTAAGCCGTCTTGGCTTCGGCAGCCCGGAGCATGAAGTTCTGGAGCCGGAGCTTCTCAGCCTCAGCCATCTTCGCTGCGGACCCCATAACAGACTCAACAAGCTTTGTCGTATTCAGCCGGACATCCATATCCATCTGGGTGTAATAAGCGTTCATCGCCGACAGCACCAGAGCTGACCCCTCCTTGGTCGCGAAGAACGCCTTCTCGTAGCCGTACTTGATCATCTCGCTCTCGGCGATGAGGGAGTCAATGAACGCCTTGTTGCCGCCCGCACCCACAGCCTGCGACAGCGAGCCCCCCGAAGTTTCCCTGAGTGCACCCGCGCGCGCTGGCGCCGCCAATCGGACCTGTGCAGCGTCTAGCTCCATCGCCATGTACTCGGCCTTCACCGCCACTCTCAGACGATTGACCTCCACTAAATAGGCAGCGCTGGCTGAACGCTGGTTCGCGACGAGCCCCGCCCATGTGGCCGACGACCCTGTTGCAAACCCTGCCTGATCCGTCTGCATCTCTGTGTAGATTTTTCTGAGCGCGAGAGCCTCACCCTCAACCACAGAAACTATGTCCGCTGACGCTTTCTTGGTATGCGCGACACGAGCTTTCACCAGCTTCTCCACCTCCAGGGTGCTCCTTGCAAGTTCCCTCGCCAGCTTGTCATTCTCTGTCGCCAGGTGCTGAACCTGATTCACCAACTCCGACACGGTGCCGACCATCGAGGCCTTCAGCGCGTCCAGCCCTGGGCGAGCCTTCTTGCCAAGCCCTGCGCCGAAGTCGTCGAACGCCTTCGACATCTTCCCTGCGGCGCCGACCATCTTGTTGGCCTGCTCCTCGATGACCTTCACCCCAGAGACTACGTCCTTGGGGTCAACGCCTGGGCTTAAGAGTGGTTCGCTCATGTCGTAGATTTCGCTGCGTTATCGGACTGGTAGTTGAGGTAGGTGCGATCAAGTATCTGCATCAGACGCAGATACTTGGGCTTCGGGCCGATATACGCAATCCCCCCCATAACCAAAAGGCTCAGAATCTCGGAAATCGCCAGCGGGTTGGCAGCACTCATGCCATAGGTTCTGGCGCCGTTCAGAATGAAAAAGGCCTCCCTGTAGGGGAGGTCTTCCCTCTTCAGGGTCGGTCGCTCAAGCATTGGTCTGGCTTTGATGCCAGTCTTTGCCTCGCGCGCCTTGAATGCCTTGACTGAGGAACCCCATTTGAGGTTCCACAGCAGGTCGGCGCTTAGGCGTTTCCCTGCTCTTCCTCTTCCTTCACGCGGAAGGACTCAAGCTTGCCCGCGATGCCCGAGATGCGCTCACGGAAGCCCTTGACCGTCAGCACCTTCATGGCGTTGGCCTTGGAGTAGGTAAGCTCTTCCTTCTTCAGGCTCAGACCCTTCCAGCCCAGCAGGATGGTCTCGGCCATGGTCTCGATGACCAGATCGGTGACGAGCTTTTCGTTCTCATCGCTCTGGTCTTCTGTGTCGATCTGGGCGTCCTTCATGCGCTGACGCATGGCCTTGAGGTAGTTTGGGTTGCCGGTGCGCGCAACCAACACCTTGGTCTTCTTGTCCAGCGGGAACCAGCGACCCTCGACTTCAGCGGTTTCGTCGGTGGCGTATTGCTCAAAAATGTCCATGGGGTTCTTCTTTTCTTTCAGGGGTTGAAATGGGCCTCTTTGGGCCCTCTTACTTCTCGGGAGGGTCACCCCTCCCGATCAGATTTGTTACGCTGCAATGGAGCGTGTGATGCGGATGCCGCGGTTGGAGGTCGCGTCGTAGAAAGCGTCGAAGGGCAGCGACAACATCACGTCGTCACGGCCAGACATGTTCAGGCCGCCGTCCTTGAACTTGATCTTCGGAAAGTCGAACATATAGCCGTTGCCCGCGCCGTCCGCCATGCCCACCGAGAGGCTGGTGTTGGTGCCGGCAAGCCACTTCTGGTAGTAGGCCGCGTCTTCGAGGTAAACCTCCATCGTGCCGCTCAGCCCCAGCTCGCCCAGGCCCACGCCCACCGTGCCGAACACGCCCAGGGCTTTTTGCGCACGGGCGTTGTTGTTGATGTTGAGCTTCAGACTCTTGATGAACGATGTGGCGCCCAGGATGCTGGTGCCGTTCTCGTAGATCGCGCCGAGGTCGGACACGCTGTTCATCACTTCCAGAGACTGAGAGGCTGCCGCGCCGATGACCCGGGCCGAGTTTTGCATGGTGTGGCCGCGGCCGATGAAGCCGAATGAGCCCTTGGCGATCGCGCCCACGTCCAGGTTCAGGTCAAACGTGTTGACCTGCATGCCGGTGAACGTCAGGAACTGGGTGATGTCGGTCAGCGCATACTCCAGCGCGAAGGTGCTGAAGGTGGCACCGTTCGAGATGGAAGACTGGCTGATCTTGTAGCCGACGCCGAGGGTGCCGATACCAGGCGCAGCGATCGGGGTGCTGGCGTCCAGCGTGATCGCGGTGGCGGTGGTGCTCAGAACCTTGAACCACTTGTCCGCAAAGTAGTCCTTGATGGCGGTCGAGGCAGCCGCAGGCGCGATCACCTTGAACCAGGAACCAATGGCGAGCGCGGTGAAAATGTCCACACCCGTGGTGGCGGCGCCCGCCGTGATGGTGTTCGCGGTGGTCGTGCAGGACGTTGGGATGATCGCGCTCAGGCCCAGCGTACCGAAGTGGGTGAATCCGGTCTGGCCCAGCATGTTGGCAAGGAACGGGTCGTACTCTTTACCACTCAGCTCAAAGTTGAAACCGCCGTCAATGTTCAGGTCGGTGTTGGTGGAGCCGGTGGACAGGCGGTCCTGGCGGATTTCTTCGGATTTGACAGAAGAGATGGCCGCCTTCATGGTGGGGCCAGTCTGGCGCAGGTTGATGCCACCTGAGCCGGGAATCACACCCGGCGTGACTTCGGGAACGTAGCGGAGTTGCCCGAAGGCGTTGGATGCGTATGGCATGGAATTTCCTTATGTTCTTCTTGTTATGGAAAGGATGCGCGTGATACTGGGGGAAGATTTCCGAAAAGTAAATCCCCGGGGTTATCCAAGCGTGAAGGGGATAAAGATGCCTGTCTTGTGCCAGCCCCTGATGTTGGTGGGCACGGTAGGTTGCGGTGCTTCAAGCACCCCTGCGCCCAGCCTGCGCGCCTGCAGGTACTCGCCAAGGGAGTCAATGACACTGTCTGGCGCGTCGGTGCCCTCACCCGTACGGTAGTAGCACATGGCCGCGACGGCCCCGGTCTTGCGCGTGCGTACGGGTGTTCCGATGGACGCCACAATGCCGCCGTACCACCGCAGCTCCACGTCGAGCCAGATGGTGCCAATCTTGTCTTCGTCGGGCGTGGGCCCGTTCTCGTAGAGCACAGGCAGCGTTGGGAAGCTGGCGGCCGCCCAGGCCTGTACTTCGCCGAATACGGCGGCTCTGAATTCTTTGGGTGTCATTCGTAGTCCCTGTAGTTGCCGCCTGTCCCCGAAAGGCCTAGGCCCTGCTTGATAAAGTTGGTCGCCACGATGAGGACAGACTCGCTGACGGTTTCGTAGGGCTTGTTCTCCTCGCGCAGGCGCGCGGCCCACTCGGCTGGGTTCTGAAACGCCTGCATGTACGCAAAAGTGCTGTGGCCGTCGCCCCACTTGTCGTCACCGGTGACGCCGTTGGATATGTAGACCTTGTCCGTGTACTTGATGGCCTTCAGCGTGGCCCGGTTACGGTCTCGCGCCACCTTCATCCACTTGGTGTCCCCCTTCTGTAGGGGGTTGCCAGTCACGGAGTCCACCGCTTCAGCCTCGTCCACGTAGACGTTCATGTCAGGAGAACCCACACTGAGGTTCCAGTTGGCCACCGCCTTGCCAGACCACTGCGGGGTGGCCTTGAGGATGCGCTGAAACAGCGACCAGACAATCTTCTGGTACTGATCCTGCGACATGGTCTTAACCTGCTTCAACCAGACGTCCACGCCCTGCTGGAAGCGGTAGAGCGATTCGCTGGCCATCAGGCACGCCGTGCGTGCGCAACGACAGCGCCGCCAAGGCTCTCCACAGCGAGGATGTTCCACGGCTGACCTGCAAGCGTCAGGGTGTCTTTGGTGGCGGCCGCCGTGCCGGCCGGCAGCACCAGAGAGCAGTCGCCCTCCTGGTACTTGGCGTCGCCCTGCGAGCCGTAGATGAACAGGGTCTGCCAGCGCACGCGCAGGCACTTCACGGTGGTGTTGACGGTCGCGGTGTACTTGCCCTGCACGGGGTCATAGGTGCGCGTCGCCAGGGTGGCGTCGGCTGGTGCGAACTCGAGCCGGGAGCAGGTCGCTGCCTGCACGCCAGAAGCCTGCAGGTGCGGAGGGAACGCCAGGTAGCTCTGGGTGCCCACAGTGATCACGTCGTACTCCGCCAGCGCGGCTGTGGAGGACAGGTAGGCAGTCAGCATCGGAACCGCGCGCGAGGACGAGGCGTCCTCCTTGGTGTCCTTCAGCCAGATCATGTCGCCGAGGTTGTTCACGGACGCAGCACCTGCCACGTAGCCCGGCAGGCTGGTCACGGCAAGGGTCGCGGGTGCTGGGTGCAGCACGTACTTTTCCCGGTGCGCCGTGGCATGGCCGTCAAGTTCCGAGGAGCCCACGAGCCAGGGTACGCCCAGAACCTTTACCGCGCGCTTGGTCGGGATTGCTGTGCCGGGCTTGACCGACAGAATGCGCCGGTACGCCGTGGCGCTGTCGCGGATTGCATCCTGATAGGGGTCAACCTGACCGTAAAACAGGGTGGCGCCCGTGTAGGCGTCCAGAATGGGGGTGCGGTCAAAATAACTTGACGCGTCAGCAAGGGTGAGCATTTAAGCTCCCGTCACTGGGTCGTAGCCACGCCGGGAGGCCACGAAGAATGTGCTGGGCTTGGTGGACGCTGTGGTCGTCGAGGTGCTGCTCGAGAACGTCTCGTAGAGCGCGCGCAGCTCGCCGCGCAGCGCGCTGTAGTAATCGTCGATCCCCGCGAGCACCTTCTCAAAGGGCTCGCCGGAGTATCTGGAGATGGTCGCCTTGCCGTCCCCGACGTCCTTTGGGGCGAAGTTTGCCAGTGACACACCGACCTGCTTGGCTGCGGCGTAGACGCTGAAGAGGCGGACAGAATCGTGTAACTCAGCCTCCTCGGTGGTCCGGGCTGACGGCGTCTTCAGGTAGATGACCAAAAAAGCCGCATTCAAAGACGTCGAGAGCCGATTCAGCTCCCGGATCAGGCCCATCTCGTAAACGGGAAGGCCAAGCACCCCATCAGACAGCTCCACGCTGTTCACCCCGAGGGCTGAACGAACTTCGCTGAAATCACAGTAAGTGGTCAATGACATGCGGTAAACCCCGAAACTTAGGGCTGGACAACTTCGAGCTTGCCGGCGTCAATCTGAGCCTGCAAAAACCCATCAACCTCGACCTTTTTGGGGTCGGAGGTAAACACGACGTTGGTGAACAGGTGGCGCATCTCGCCATGAACTGCCCGCACGAACACAGCTTTTGGCTGCGCAACTTTGGTATCTTCTTTTGCCATGAGGCTTCTCCGATTGTTGTGACGAAGGGGCGAATCTTTTGGACTCGCCCCCCCCCTTGCTACCTGATCACCGTTTAGACGACCAGCGACAGGACCTCGAAGGCCTCGTCAAACAAGCGGTAGACCATGTCACCCTTGTCAAAGCGCATCATCGTGGAGCGCTTCATGGCGAACTGCTCGATGGCGCTGTACTGGGCGGTCAGGCTGGAGATGCGGTGCACACCGGCAGACTTGTCCAGGCCCATGATCGTGTTGGCCGGCCAGCTGGGGTCGTTCGTCACGAAGATTTGGACGTTGGTCGGCCAGTTGGTGTTCATCACCGACACCTTGCTGGTGATGGTGGCCATCGGGCCCATGGTGGACGCGTTGGTACCGTTCAGCAGCTGGTCAAGCACCATCGCCGTGTCGAAGTCCGTCACCACATGGGTGATGGTCCGATAGTTGGCGTTGGCGGTCAGCCACTTCATCCAGGCCTTCTTGGTCAGCGTGCCGTTGGCGACGATGGTCGCGTCGTACACGTTGGCCTTGACGACCTTGCCAGAGATGGCGCTCAGAGCAACCATGCCGGTGTCGATGTCACCCTGCAGCAAGCTGAGGATGTAGCCGTTGGCGCGCTCGTTGGTCTCAACCATTGCCTGACGGGCCACAGCCAAACCAACCAGGTCAAGCGTGGTGGACTTCTGAGCTTGCTCGGAAATCTCCAGGCCAATGCCCCAGGTCGGGATACGCATGGACTTGTCGCTGGCAGTGATCGACAGGATCGAGTTGGGCAGAGCCAACTGAGCCACAGTCGCGCTGCGGGCGGCTTCAGGCTTGCTGAAGTTCAACACCGGGCGCTCAAAACGCTCACCCTGAATGCCATCATCCAAGGCCAGCAAGGCGGTGAGGCCTGCGGGGTTGGTGGCGTAGTCACGGGTCATCTTGTCCTCGATCACGTCAAGCATGATGGCGGGGAACAGGAGACGAGACGCAGGGATGCCCTCGCGGGTGATGGTGGCGGCGTTTTTGGGCGCCAGCACTTCACCCACGGTGGAGGCGCGGATACCAAACTCCTTGTCGCCTCGCACGAACACGCCGGCCTGCTCCAGCACCTGCTCGTAAGCAGAGCCGTGCTTCTCAGCGTCGGTGGGATATTTCACGGCCATGAATTGCTTCAGGGACATGTTCTTCTCGGCCGCCTCGGCGTACATGCCAACCGAAAGGTCGATGGCCTGTTTGTCGCCCTTGGCGTCGACGTAGATTGCTTGTTCAGACATGGGATTTACTCCTTCTTATTCTGGGTTGGTGGGTTAGGCGACGCGTTCGATCAGACCGGTCTGACCCACAGCAGTGGTACCGTCCAGAGAGACGACACGCCACTTGTGAATCAGGGCACCGCCAGCGGCAGTAGCCTTGCAGACCTTGGGCTTGGCACCGCCGAGAGCAGTGCTGCGGGCCACAGGTGTGCCAGCCACGACGAAGTCGCCGACTGCGATGACGCCTGTACCTGGAGTGGCTTGCAAGCCGTCCAGAGTGACAGAAACGCGGCCGTCTTTCTGCAAACCGCCGATGGCATAGCCCTCGACAGTCGCAGTGTTGACCGAGTTCATCACGCCTTCGATCTCGTTACCGACTGCGCACAAGCCGTACTGGCTCTCGCCGATCAGCTTGAGAAACTTGCCAACGTCAGCGTCGTTGAGCAGGCTGGTTGCCGGGGTAGTGCTGTCACCCAGGCGTGCGGTGTCCATAGTGGACTGGTTGAGGATGACCCCAAATTTGAATTTCGCCATGATTGCTCCTTAAATTAAGATAGGCGGGTGGCTGCCAAACGAGCCTTGCGCACTGGATCACCCAGGTCGCCCGGCTTTCCTGCATCGGCAGTCGACGAAACCGCCGCCACGCCACCTGCTGGGAACTTGCTCGTGAACTGGGCGGACAGGTCGGCGTGTGCCGCCATCAGTCCGTCGTCGTTCAATGCCTCGACACCGGTGGCAACACCACCCATGGCGACGCGTAAATTGCTCACTGCGGCGCGCACTGCGGGCCGCAACTTCTCAGCCTGAGCTTCGAGCGTGGCACTCGACGCCTTGAGCGTCTGCACGTCGATGCTGAGGGCCAGCACTTGTGCTTGCGCAGTGGCCAACTGACCCTGCAGCAGAGCCACAACGTCTGGGTTTGCGGATGGTGCTACCGGCACGGTGGATGCCGCAGGCTCGGTTGAGGCGATGGCTGCCGCAGCGGCAGCGGCGTCAGCGGCGGCTTTGAGAGCTGCCACTTCTGCGATCTGTTGTTCTGTGAGTGCTGTTGCCACTGTGGCTCCTTTGGTGAGAATTGCGCCATACTGGGGACGCGTTTCAGAAATAGCAATCCCCCGGGTAATCTCGGACATAAACGAGTCGAAATTGATGGTGCCAGACACCAGACCAACGTCCACCGCGGACTGCCCGATGAAGATGCGGCCCTGCCCCATTTGCGCCTCCACCTGCCCCGGCGTTTTGTCAAGGCATTCGGCCACGTACTCGACGAACAGGCTGTTGAGCTGGTCCACTTGCTCCTGCATGGTGGACTCGGCAAGCTCCGACAGCTTCTCGTAGGGCGAACCAAGCATCTTCCATTTGCCGGAGCGGATCACGGTGGCGGTGATGCCGTCGTTCTCCATCATCTTGGTCATCTCGCGATGCACCATCACGACGCCGATGCTGCCTGCCTCGGTCTCGCGGCCGATCTGCAGCGAGCGCGCGCTGATGCCCAGGCGGTAAGCCGCGCTGGCGATCAGCGAGTCGCCGTAGGCGTACACAGGCTTCACCTTGGAGTCGATGGTCTTGATCAGGTCCGCCGTGTCGGCCAGCCCGCTCACAGCGCCGCCACCCGACTGGATGTCCAGCGCAATGGCCTTCACCTGATCGTTGTTCACCGCCCAGATGAGCGCAGCGCGGATGGACGAGTAGCTCACGGCACCGGTGAACATGTTCATCCAGCTGTCGGAGTTCGTCAGCGGACCCTTGATGCTGATGACGGCAACGTCACCCTGCATCTCGAGCAGGTGCGGCTTGCCTTCGTCGTCATCCGGGTCAAGGTAGTCGGCGCGCTTGGCGGGCAGGTCCGACTCCATGACCTTGGCGACGGCGTCAAGGTAGGCGTGGAGGGATTCCGGTGTGCCGGCCCAGTATTTTGGGATGTTGAGCATTATTTGACCCTTTGAAGGTTTTTGGGATCGTTCTTCGCTGGCCCCTTGGGTGCCTGCGGGGAATCGGAGTTGAGCGTCTGGTTGGTGGCACCCGTGTTTGACTGGGCGGATGCAACATCGACCGCGTTGGGGTCGGCAGCGCCCGGCATAAAGAACGTGCCACTGAGTTTGGGCGAGCCTGCAGGCGCCAAGCCTCCCGTCAGCATGACCGAGGCCTCCTCGTCCGACAGCATGCCAATGCTCAGCAACTGCAGAACCCGGCTCTGCTCCATCACCTTGAAGGTGGTGAGCTCCGCCTTGGGCCGCAGGTCAATCGCGTCGAAGCTGAACTTGACGTAAACATCCTGCCCAAGCAGGCGCGTCGCCAGCGTCAGCGCGCGCGAGATGATGCTGTTGATCTTGAGCTGCACGCCCTCGCAGTACTTGAGGAACAGCAAGCTCTCGCTCGATGCCACGTTCTGGCTGCCGGAGCCGTGCCCCAGCACAAAGCTTGGCGCCTTGGTGCCGGTGGCCGTCTTGGAATTGATCATCGTCTGCAGCGTCTCCCACTCGGCGTTCAGGCTCGAGTTGCCGTTTTGCAGGTAGGTGAACATGACGCTGTCGAAGCTGACGAGGGCGTCGTCGACCTCGAGTCCGTTGACTGTGCTGTCGAGATCGCCAATGAAGTTCTCCTGGAACTCCTTCATCTTGTCGGGGTCGCCCATGACGTCGATCGGCATGGACTTGCGGAACTTGTCGGAGTCGATGGAGACGTTCAGGCGCGGGTGCAGCGCGCGCTTGATGGTGCGCCGCACATCGTTGGTGAACTCGGTGTCCGCCAGCGTCGACTGCAGCGCAGCCTCCATCGGGCTGCTCGAGTAGGCGCTCAAAAGGTCCTGATCCAAGCTCTCGTAAAAGAACGTCGGGAAGTCAAGGTTGATCTCGGTGCCGTTGAGTCGCTGCACAGGGTACGCATAGCCCGTGTTGTCCTCCACGAACTCAATCTGCGTGGTGCTGATCGGCTGCAACCGGTTCGGCACGCGGGCCTTGTCCAGCACCAGCTCCATCGAGCAGGCTCCGTACAGGCGCAACTCCATGCACAACTGCTCCGAAAGCGCGTGAATGCCGGTGACGCCGCTGAAGCCGTCGACGTAGTCCGTCAGGTAATTCATCCGGGCCAGCAGCGCCTGCACCAGCTTCGTGCCCTCGGGGCTGATCGTGCCATCCAGATTGTGTGCCACTGCCCGAAACTCGCGCGTCACCACCAGGCGCTGGTACGCGTAAACCGATGCGCTCAAGTCGGGGCTGACTTGCGCTAGATCATGGATCGTCGATTTGGTGGACGTGCCGTTGCGAAGAGACAAAATGTCAAGGTTCGCTGTGCGGCGGTCCGTACTGGTGAGCTTGACGTCACCGGTGGTCGTCGCAGTTCGTCTGCTGAACGACTGCTTCGTCTGCGGCTTATTGGGAACCTTGGGGTCGACGATGTCAGGCAGCGCAGCGGCTGCCTGACGGTCGGCTTTGACGAAAAAGGATTTGAGTTTGTCCAGCATGCGGGCGATACTGGGCAAGGCTTTGGAAAAAGTAAATCCCCGGGGTTATTTGCCTAAATCGTCCTTCAGCATCCCGTAGAGCTTGACGATCAGGACTACCAAAACGACCGAGTTGATTATTTGCAGTGCAATCATGTTTTTGCCTTCACCTTGAATTTACGGATCGCCGGCGCAATGGCGCCGCCGGCAAACGCCACGCCGCGCATCTGCGAAGCCACCCACAAATACCCCAGCGCGTGGAAGTAGTGGTCTTGGCCGTCCGGTGGCTTCGTCCAGAAACTGGAGAACTCGCCGTTGCGCAACTGGCCCTGCCCCCTGCGCATCGCCAGCATGTGCTGCTTCAGAAGCGCCCAGTCGCCGCACTTGCGAATCCTGATGCCTGACTCGTCGCCCTCCGCAGGCCGGATCACCGACAGCAGCTTGTCGAACAAGCCGTTTCGGTTCACGCTCACCTCGCGCACACCTTCAATGGCGTTTTCGACGTCCGCCTCCTGCTGCTTCAAGTCGTAGACCTCAAGTCCGTTGCGCGTCACGTAACGCGCAGCAAAAAGCCGCGGGTCCGTCTCGCTGAGTGACATGATCAGCTCGGTGTAGGGCTGAATATCGCTGACCTTGACGGTGATCCGGTACTGCGCCACAAGCGCCGCGTAGCGCACCCTGAAGTCCTTCAACGCCACGCGCTCGTAATGCACCACCACCAGGGTGCCATCCATAGCCATTCCGCCCACTGCAAAGTGGCAATACATGCCCAAATCGACCCCCAAAACGTGCGAATGGAAGGGACTTTGGGCCATTTCTATGCCAATTCCGTCGATTTCTTCCTCTGTGAAGCCACTTTCGCTGTCCGTTGCAGGCAATCCGAGCGAAAACTGCTTGAATTTGGCCTTGGAAGCGTATTTCGTCGACGCATCCACCAAACTTGGTGTCGAAACGATCTGCGGCGCGTCAAACGGCTGCACCTGGTACCCGGCAGCGACGTGATTCTCGGTGGGGTTCTCACACACCCACTCCCGGTGCTCAGGTAGCAGAGAAGTCGGCTGCCAGCACTTCGGGCACAAGAACTGCGCCTCCTTGTACCTCACGGTGTGCAGATTGCTCTTGGTGATCTGGTCAAGCTCTCCCAAGTAGCCCGGAATCTGGACATTCTTGTAGTAGTCCGGCACAAACTGGTGGTTGCAGTGCTCGCACTTGCAGAAATTCCAGTGCCTGCGGCTGTTGGTGAACGACTGGTCGATGGCATCGCCAATGAACGTGGGGGTGCTGAGGGAGATGCGCCACTTGTAATCCGAATGCAGCACGCGCGACCAGTAGTCGCCGATGATCTCGGGGTCGGAGAAGCTCAATTCGTCATGCACCAGCAAGTCAAGCGTCGTGGAAATCGCGGCGTTTCCTACTGCCGCTCCCTTGAAGTACAGCTCCTTGCCGCGCCCGAACGTCTTGATCTCGCTGGAGTCGATGTCGGCGGTGCTGATGGCCGCGCGCAGCGCCGGTGAATCCAAAATGATGGGGTTCAGACGGGTCTTGGCGTAGTTCGACGCGAACCCGGCGCTTGGGAACGTGTACCCGATGCGAAACGCCCCCGGCATCACCATGATCAGCGCCAGAGCCATCCGCATCGACATCTCCGAGATACCCGTCTGCGCCGACTTGCGTATCACAAGCTCCGGCGAGCTGTCCGTCAGAATCCTGTGCTGGTACTCGTGCTTGTTGAAGCTGAAGGGCCGGCCATTGATGAAGGTGTTCTCCTCAATCCACTTGGCAAGGTCTGTCCGGTTCAACTTGTTGGTTGTGGCAGCCCTGATTCGCGCGAGGTGGTGCTTTTGGGTGTCGTTAAGAGCCATCGGCTTTCCCCAGCGCAGTCTCGTACCGCTCCAGAAACTCCTCCTGAACTTCCATGGGCAAGTCTCTGATGCAGTCCACCAGGATGGACTCGATGATCTTCATGCGCTCGGACGTGTAGACGTCGGTCTGCAGCTTGACGAGGTTGACCAGTGCGGCCGACAGGCTGTTGGCGCACTGGGACTGCTGGTTGGCAGGTATTTCGGTGTCCGACAGCACGCGCTGCTGTAGCGCCTGCAAGGTCTGCACCTGCAGCACCAGCTCACGCGACAGGTTCAGGTCCTTGATGTCCTTGACCGGCAGCAGCGCCTCGATCTGGCGCCTCAACTCCAGCAGCTGATCCACAGGCATGTTTTCAAGTGAGCCTTGTGGCGTTGGTGCGGGCTTCGCCTTGTCTTTGGCGAAGACGTCCTCGACGTTGGGATTAAACACGAGCGCTGCGCTCAGGCGTCACCAAGCTCAGCAGTTGCTTCAGAACCACTGGGTGAAAGACAACCTTCTTGCCGTTGGTGGCTTCCGGCAGGCCACGGCGCGTTGCCTCGCGGTGCGCGAGGTCCACAAGGATTTCTCGGGCCGACTTGTCAAGGTCTATGCCGTTGTCTCCGAAGAACGCCTTGATCGTCTGGAACTTGGGGCGCGGCTTGGCCGCAGTGTCGAGCGTGACAAGTCTCTTGGCGAGCTGCTCGAAGTATGGGTCTTGGAATTTGTGTTTCATAGGGGTGGTCTTTACGACTCTAGTTATGGGCGACAAGGATAGCTACATAGGGGTGCGGGGGTCAAGTGTTGAGCATTCCTCTCAGGATCATCTCGTTCGGGTCTCGCTCGGTCGTGGGCACCCACGCCGTTGTCGTGTCCCACAGTTCGGCCTTGCGGCTGCCGGGCAGCCGGCGCCCCTTGCGGCAGTTCTCACGAATGGTGAGTATCTGGAGATTGCCCGGGACGTGCAGCCCGCTGACTGTGTCACCGCCCAGCGGGTACACATGGTCTACGGCGACGTTGATGCCTGCCTGCAGCTTGATGCGGCTGGCGGTGGCGTAGACCTTGGCGATGGCGGTCTCGTCGGACCACGACGGTGTTGAGGTGATCCTCGTGGCTCTGTAGACCTTGTTTCTTGTTCCCATTTGCGCCCCTTTCCGGAGTCTTGTTGTTGTTTGGGTTTAGATGCCAGCTGCCCTCAGTACGGCTGCGGCTCGGGCCAACCGATGGGGCTCCGCGATGATGCACAGCAGCAGCGTTTCATCGAGGTTTGCAGGTGTAGGTGGCGGCGCTGCAGGCGTTGGTTTGGCCTCCCGCGCGGCCTTGACCTCCCGCTTCTTAACTCTGCGCTGCACTGCCAGATAGTCCAGCCCGTGATCACGCGCGATCTTGGCAATGTTCGCGTTGGGCTGGGAGGCCAGCTCAACAGCCTTGGCCATTTCGGGAGTGCTGGTGGGGTGCCGTCCGCCTCTACCGTGAGTGAACCCCTCGAGGTAATTGTGCCGGCTCAGGAACAGGCTGAGAGCGCCCTGACTGACCCCGAACCTCTCTGCCAGTGCTCGCTGGGTGACCCGGCCCTCGCGGAGATCGTCGACGTGGGGCTCAACCAACTCCTTGGTGAGGACTTTTGTAATAGCTGTGTTAAGTTTCATACCTTTAGTATAACACAGTGATAGAAAAGTTTTGAAAATTTGAATTTTGTTTGGGGCTACCTGGAACCCAGGTCAAAAAATTCCTTCGGAAAATGGGTATACGTCAATTTTACTAACATAGTTTTGACATAAAATAAAGTTAAATAACTTTTATTTTGTTGATCTAACGCAATAGTTCATTAAATAACTATGCTACATTATCTTATGTTCAAAATTTCCCCTTCCCCCCTTTGCGCGGCTTCTCGCGTTATGGGTGCGCGTTTTGCGTAGGTGATAGAACATATAGGAAACACTGCCATGAAAACCCCCGCCGCCCCCGCCGTTGCCCTTGCAACCCCCGCCGCCATTGCCGCCGCCGAAGCCGCAAAAGCCGCCGCCCGTACCGAAGCCGCCCCTAAACGCTTCATTGCCGCCGCCCTTGAGACAATGGCGGGTAATGCCGCCGCCCGTACCGAAGCCGCCGCCCTTGCAACGGGGCGCGGGGTATATCTTGCCATTGAAAGCGGCAATATGCCGCCGCTTGAAATAGCCGCCGCCGCCGTACATGGTTTCCCTGCAACGGGGAAACAAGCCGCCGCCGCCCGTATCGTTGCCGCCGCTTTTGCCGCCGCCATTGCCGCCGCCCCCGCCCTTGCATACTATGCGGGGCGGGTATCGGATACTCGTAAGGGTATCGCAAAGCGGGGCGGCAAAACCGAAGCCGCCGCCGCCGAAGCCGCCGCCATTGCGGCATTTTGCGAAGCCGCCGCCGTTGCAACGGTTACCGAAGCCGCCGCCGCCGAAGCCGCCGCCCTTGAGCGTAAGGCAAAAGCCGCCGAAGCAAAAGCCGCAAAAGCCGAAGCCGAAGCCGCCGAAGCCGCCCCCGCCAGCGAAGCCGAAGCCGCCGAAGCCGCAACGGGCGGGTTATCCCCCGTTGCCGCCGCCGTTGCCGCCCTTGCAAAAGCCGCCGCCGAAGTAGCCGCCGCCGCCCCCGCCCCCGCCGAAGCCGCCGCCGCCGTTGCAGATATGCTTGCCGCCGCTTTTGAGCGTAACCCCGCTATTGTGGCGGGGGTCATTGCCGCCGCCGCCATTATGCAAGGGCAACGGGTAACCGATAAAGCAAAAGCCGAAGCCGAAGCCGCCGAAGCCGCCGCCGCCCGTACCGAAGCCGCCGCAACGGTTACCGATACCGAAGCCGCCGCATATGCCGCCGAAGCAAAAGCCGCCGCCCGTAACGTGATAAGCAAAGCGGCAAAAGCAAAAGCCGCCGCAAAAGCCGCCGCAACGGTTTAACCCCCGCCCCCGCCGCCCCGTTATGGGGCGGCATTTATAAGGGATAACCCTTATAAATGCCGCCGCTTTGCTGCAACATGGCCGCCCCCGCCGCCGCCGCAAAAGCCGCCGCCGCCCCGTGATTACATGGGGCAACGGATACGCTAAAACCCCCGCCGATAGTCGGTGCGGGTTTCGCGCTATCCCTTGAAATTTCATTTATCCGCTTTGATTTTGCCGCCGCCCCCGCCGATACACTGGCGGCGCGGCGCGGCATTTTACCCGCCGCCGATACACTGTCGGCGCGGCAACGAAACCCCCGCAACTGTAACCCCCGCCGATAGTCGGCGCGGGTTTCACGCATAAGCGCCCCGCCGATAGTCGGCGCGGCGGCGTAACCGTTTTTGGGGCGGTAGTCAATTCCACAATTTAAATTCTCACTCAAGCCTCACGCCATAACTCCGTCTAATCACGGTGATCGCGCCTGGCGGCTTGGGTGTAACCGTATTTGGCACAGTGCGCCATAAACACCGCCGTGAGTGGGGTGTTCCTATAGCATTTTGCCAAAACGGGGCCATTGAGTACGCCGGGATTCCGCGTGCTGGGTGGCCAATCGTACAAGTTCGAGACCCCCGTTCCGGCTAACTGCCGGGGCTGGCGAGTGTCTACTATCCCAACGACAACTAAAGCATCCGCAAGGATGCCCGTGAGCAATCACGTTCCATATCTATCCCCCTTCCCTCCACAGCTGGTCGTAACCTGCCATAGGTCTGTGTGCACAGTGGGGACGCTGGTAAATCGTTCGGGTAAGCGGCTCAATAACTTGTCGGGGGTGCGCCCGTTATCGCACCACGTAAGCCCCAACAACGTCAATGTTGGGGGTGATAGCTGCTTCAAGGATCGCAGCAGGATAGACCACGTCCTGAATGTTGGCGGGTTCGATTGCCCGAGCAATTCATTGTCAAGTCCGTAACCATTCGGACACCACGTTCGACATGAAGCTGGATCGACGTAACCAGCACCGGCCTGCGCAAGCGGGCCACCCCCAATACTGATAGCTCCCTGGCGATTGACCACGGACATTAGACCCTGTCAGTATTGGGGGTGAATTGCACCCATAAGGAGAGTCAAAAATGACCAGATATGAGCTTACAAACGAGTTGCTAAAGCAACTCCTGCATTACAACGAAACCAGCGGAGTTTTCACGTGGATTGCTCCACGCAGTTACCGAGTTAAAGCTGGAGATGTGGCTGGCTTCACTGACCCGAAAGGGTACGTCGTGATAAACATTGGCAGAGTCAAATACAAAGCGCACAGGTTGGCCTGGTTCTACGTTCATGGCGTGTGGCCGAAACTGGAACTCGATCACAAGGACAGAATCAAGTCCAACAACGCTTTGCTTAACCTTGTTGAGGCCACAAGGCAGGAGAACCGCCGTAACCAAGGTGTTTCACGCAGGAGTAAGTCCGGTGTCAAGGGTGTTTTCTGGTCCCCCGCCCATGGTAAATGGCGGGCCAGTGCCAGCCTCAACAACGTTACGGTTCACATTGGGTTTTTCGACTCAATCAAGGACGCTGGGGATGCCTACAACCGGTTCGCAGTCGAGAACCATGGCGAGTTCGCTGTCGTTGTTGGGGTTGAAAAGTTGGCCATGACCTAAGCGCCGACCTTGTTGGGGCCAGGGCTGATTCGATATTTAACTTAACATAATACTGAAAAGTTTCCCAAAAACGGCCCTAATTTGAAATTTTTGCTTAAATTTTAAGCACAAACCCGATCCCAATCTGGGATCAATTCGGAGTTCAAAATGAAAATACTTATGTGGGCAACTGCCCTCGTTGCCCTCTTGGGCATGTTTCCAATGGCCTGGCTCGGCATTGACTACGTCTACGGCTCGGGTCAGGGTTTGCACCCCGCCCTCAGCGCCATCGGTGTGGGACTTCTGACCGCTCTGGGCTACGCCGCCGCCACCTTGGCAGACGAGTTCGACCGCTAAATTCGAGTCTGAATCCCATTCTCAAGTGGGATTCGGACTGCAATTTCGCAGTGAATTTGGAGTACGAGATGAGTCTCTACGCAGTCATGGAGCCAGTCGCTGACGACTATGGCAACCGCACATTCACCCGATCTGGCGCGCCCACCAAGAACCTGTACACCGCCGACCGGGCAGCCCGTCGCAAGTCAGGCCGCGTGATCGACCTCAGCACGTACGAATGCCTGTCTGACTTCACAGTCGAACCAGCTCCCGAACCAAGCCTTGGACGGGCCGAGTACCGTGCAAAACGCAATTTTGCGCAAGTCTTCAAGGCGTGATTGCACTTTTGGGCGAAAAGGGCACTTTTTAGGGCGTTTTTGAGGTTTAGGGGCAAATCAAGGTTCTCTAGTGCGATTTATACCACCCCTCCTGTAGAGGTGATTTTGGAATTCACTTTGAGTTTCAGTAGGAATCCTGAGGATTTCAAGGATTTCTTCAAATCAGTGCAGAAGCACCTCTACACCCCCCCTCCCCCAAAGTGATGCTAGAGAAACCCAATAAGGTAAGAATAGTTAATTATTTAAATATAACTATCCTTTTCTTACTTAGGTGCATTTGCATTTTTGGGCCTACCCTTGAGACTCACTTGCCTCAGCGATTCCGAATCCAATTCGGAATAGTGCTATCTTTGGATTTCCGTCCCTTGGCAGGGACTTTCACTGTGCCTAAGCCGAACCCCTGCGCTGAGTGAAGCGTCTGCCAACCTGCGCTTGCAAGAGCGCTTGAGGGGTTCGACTTAGGCATTTTCATTGGAGAAGACTCAATATGAGCGCACAACGACTACCTCAGAGCGATGAGGCCCGCGAAATCCGGGCCTTGCAGATAGCCGCCGAACCCGATTTCGAGGCCAATCACGACGCCCTGTACAAAGCAATGCTTGAGGCACAGTCCCGAATCAGGGTTTGCCCCGAGCCTGAGTACGGACTGCTTGTTGCCAAGCTGACCGAGGCCAGAACCGCGTTCGAGCAGCATGGGCGCCGGATTGTGAAGCAGGTTCGATGCCGCTCGTCCCTAGCAGGTGCAGAGCTTGCCCTCAATGCCCAGATCGCGGCGACTGAGGCCAAGGCTGAGCGCCATCGCGAAGTCGACCGGGATGCCCAACGCCGGCGCAATGAATGATGGGGCGCCCCCTCAAGACCCCAAAACCGCCACCGGCAACCGAACTGAAAAGGCTTGCCCGACTGGCGGCAGTCCTCACAGTCGACCCCACCAACGCCAAGGCCAACGCTCAACTGAGCCTTGTCGTGGCGAGGGCTGCAAGACGATCTGATCGATTGGCCAGAGCCCAGGCACAAGCCCAAGCCAAAGCCAAACGCGAATCCCGAGCCAAAGCGAAAGTCGAACTCGAAGCCAAACGCGAATCCCGAGCCCAAGCGAAAGTCGAACTCGAAGCCCTGCGTGAGGCAAAGCGCGAGGCCAGAGCCTCACGCCTGGCTCAAATCGAGGCAAGGCGGGCCGCCCGTGCCCAGCGGGTAGCTACCAGAGCCAAACGTCTCGATGACGCTGCAGCGAGGCAGGAGCGCGCTTACCTGTGGGCTCAAAGGAAAGCTGAGATCGCAGACCGAAAGGCGAACCGGGACCCTTACCTGAGGGAGCAAAAGCGCCTGCTTGAGGAAGAGCCGTGGACGCTGGTGGAGAGGCAGCAGGACATTGTCGAGATAGCTGGGCGGCGCGTGGTTCAACTGCGCTTAGATACCCGGGCGGCCCTTGCCGTGAGTGGCCCAGATGACCCCGAAACAGTCGTTGAGTACCAGCGGCTGGTTAAAGAAACCAAGTCGGCGCTGAATTCGAGGCAGTATGAGACCCGTCGATTCAAGCGGTACGAGCGAATTGCGCGGGATTTCGACCTGAAAACCCTGGTCTAGGTCAACCCTTTCAGGTTGACCTAGGTCAACCCGCGAAGCATAAACAAAAATAGAGACCCCTAGCCCCCCCCAAATGGGGGGGGGATTACTTAAACCGTGTGCCAGCGCACATACACTGAGGCCGCCTCTGTTTTGAGGCTAATTTTGGAGTTCGATATGAAATCTGGTACCCACCCCAACCCCGTGCCGACTTCGGAGCCTTGCACAGCTCCACAAATTCACCACCTGGGCATCGACGTGAAAACGAAAGACGCTGCCAAGCTGCGCCACAAATTGCGCTGGCAGTTCACCACACAAGCTGTGCGGGACGGTGGCCCATACCACGAAGATGAGAGCTATTCTCAAATCCACGTCGACACCGACTTGACGGAGAGCCAGATGGACGAGTGGCTGTACACCGCCCAGCATGGGTGCGAGTACGTCGGTGTGTTCGTGCGCCGAATCCCAAAGGGGAGTTGAAACTCAAAGTGGCACCCTGCGGGGGGCCCACACTCAAGCGCCCTGCTTTTAGGACGCTTGATTGTGCGGTTTTGCACACATTTTGGAGTCCAATCATGCCCTCAGTTTCCCCCAACTCTGACGCCAGCACCTACGTTGTGTCGTACCCGAGCACCGTGGGTACCCTGCAAATCACAAATGCCGAGCACACCTTGATCAGCCGATGCAGCAAGGCTGACGGACAGCGCGTCTCCAGTATCAAGTTCATCCGTGAGCAGCACGGCGTCGGCCTGTTCGAGGCCATGCGTGTGGTTGACACGATTCTCACGGGTGTTCGCTGCCCGGTGTCAGAAGACGACGACCGCTGCGTGATCGTGAGCTTCCCCCAGCGGGAGGTAGAGCTGCAGGTCACGGCTGCTGAGTTCCGACTGGCTCGTGACTCCGATGAGTTCAGCATCTCAGTCGTTCAGATTCACCGGTTCTTCGCCGACCAGTACCGGCTGGACTGCGATACCTCTCGCACCATCGTCGACACGATTCGCACCTGGGCGGAGTGAGGCTGAAATGATCAACGACTCCAAATACGTCATGCTGCTGGCGTCCGCCAAGGCAATCCGCGGCTTCTCGCATCGCAATGCGATTGAGTCCCTGATCATGAGTGGCGACAACAACGCCACCCAGACGATCGCTGACCGGGACGCACCCGAGGAGGACTACGAGAGCCTCCTCAAGGGTTCCATCGGCACCCTGCTCTCGGAGCGTGGCGAGTATTCCCGCCACGTTCACAACTGGTTCGACAAACACGGCATCCGTGCCTAACTGGAGTTCAATATGTGGCCAACAGATCATTGGGGATGGGGCAAACAAGACCGTTACAACGAAACCTGGATGTGGCACGATGTGCCCTTCGCTATGCGCAAGCTTGACACACCTTGGACGCCCAACATGACGTCGGGACTCAACGTCCCGCTTGCCTCCCGCAGGGTGGGGAGCGCTGCCGCGCGTGTCAAGTTCTGGGCTGCCGGCGCCCTGATGCTGCTCGTGGAGATTCTCGTGGTGGCCGCCCTGCTCGCCTGATTCCGTTTCACATTGCCCAGCGTGCTGGGTAATCCGAAGCGAAAGCTGCCCGATATAGGATTTTCTATATCGGTTTTGGAGTCCAAATGAAACTCAAATACATCGAGCGCCTTGTCGAGCTGGGCGTGCCCCGGGAAATCGCTGTGATCGCAGCGCAGCGTGCTGACATCTGTGAGTTGGCGCGTCTGGAGCGCAAGCCCGAAGACCATCTGATCATCGGCATGTTCGAGTGGTTCCGCACGCCGGAGGGTCACGAAATCTGGTCAGGGGTGAACTTGTGCCTGCGCGACTTGCTGGAGGGGGCGAAATGAACCCCAACATCGTCAACCTCGCCCTCGCGGAGGAGCAAATTGAGCGCGCTCGGGTCGACCTTTGGGAAGCCCAGCTCGTGGCGCATCCCGACAGCGTTCGCCTGACAGCCAAGGAGGTGATCGACCTTGCCTATGCCAACCCGGAGTTCGCAAGGCACGCAGCCCTGTCGCTGGTGGAAGACCCAATCGGGTTTTTCTACAAGTGTGGGAGGCAGCCCAACGGGGCTTACCGGTGGGTGGGGTACCGGTACGGGGTGGATGAGTCCGAGTACCGCAGCGGGTTCCCGCCACTGTAAGCCGTTTCCGGATGTGGGGCGTGCCCCATATCACGAAGCGAAAGCTTTCCGATATAGGCTTTTCTATATCGGTTTTGGAGTCCAAACATGATTAAAGATCAGGTGCGCGAGTACCGCGCAGGAAGCGGCAAGCTTCAGTACAAGCCGAGCTTCGAGCTGGCGATGGAAATGGGTGACGATGGCTTCTGCCTTGCCTGCGGCGAAATCGCCGGCGGCGTGGAGCCGGATGCCCAGAAGTACAAGTGCCCCAACTGCGGCGAGCTCAAGGTTTACGGCGGCGAGCAGTTGGTCGCCATGGGTTTGGCTTGGACTTAAGGAGACAACATGGAAAACTCTTTCTACGTGGAGTACGCAAACTGCCCCACCAGCTACAACCCCACCATCACCCTGCGGGTGAGGGATCACGAGTTGGTCACCACGCTCGAGATCGATCGGGAACGGGTCAACCTCACCAAGGACACCTGCATCAAGTTTGGTGTGGGTCCGCATCTGGTGCTGAAGGTGTTTCGGGATGTGGGTGATGAGCGCCAAGTCTTCTTTGAAGACCGCGGGTTTGGCAAGGCCTACATGGGGGTGTTGCCGGCGATGCTGCGCAAGGCGCCAGTGGAGGTGCTGGTATGAAACCCCTCAACCGCTGCAGCACCGACAGCCCCAGCCCGCCCATTGGGAGTGGCCCCGTCCCAATGGGCGGGATGGTAATTGTCTGCCCCAATCACGATCGATTCATGGACGTGATTGAGTCCCTCGTGCGCAAGGGTCTCACATTTTCCGCCAACCATGACGGCCTGAGCGTCAAACTCACAGGAGGATTCTGAAATGAGCAATCACACCCAAGGCCCGTGGTACGTCAGCAGACTTGGCACGCCCGACTACGCCCCGGAGTATGAGATTTACGCTGGCAGCTCCGGGCGAGACCTTGCAAGGGTCATCGGGGCCAACGCTGATGCCAACGCCAGACTGATCAAGGCAGCCCCAAAGCTGTACGACCTTGTGCTGCTGGCCAACGACGGCACCAAGGGCACCCACACGATGATGTGGCAGCGTGCTGCCGCCGAAGTGCTTACCGGAATCAGAGGAGACTGACATGAAAACCTGGAAACTGTTCTGGGCGCCAGAGGGGCGCCAAATCGCGACGGTGCGTGCCATGACTTACGGCGCCGCCATTCACAAGGCACCCCGCCCGTGGGGGAGATTCCCGGGCGAAATCTATGCGGAGGTCGAATGAAGATCAAAACAAGCGAACTGACGGGCGCGACCCTTGACTGGGCTGTGGCTGAAATACAGGGCATTAACCACCGTATCAGAAACGGAGCGGTGGTTGAAAGGAATCTGGTGCCATGCCCAGAGAAAAGAGTTGGTTGTGCTGTTGCTCATTACGTTGGTAAGCGATTTTCACCTTCAACCGATTGGGCACAAGGTGGCCCGATCATTGAGCGTGAGCACGTCGGCATGGATTTCTGCGGGTGGGGCGTGTGGGAGGCGTGGGACGATAGAGCGATGCCAGCACCACGGTACAAGGGCTCAACCCCATTGGTAGCAGCCATGCGCTGCTATGTGGCAAGTAAGTTGGGTGACGCAGTGGAGGTGCCTGATGAGCTTTCCTGAACACAAGCCCCGTCGCACTTACGAAGAAGGACGCTACCCAGGCTACATGGAGAGCGACAGGGATTACTTTGAGAATAACTGCCAGTTGGCAATCATGCTGCTTGATGCCTACGCCGAAGGGCGACTGTTCACGACCGAGTTGGAGGTCGAATGAACTGGCTTAAGAAATTCATGCGACGCTTCGACCACCTGTGCCCGGAGTGCAAGCAGATTCGGGTTCCCTTTTGGAAATCCCAGTGCGACTTTTGCGACGAAGACGAAGGAGAAATAAAATGATTGAATTTGAAGACGAAGACGGGGTTCGGGTCCAAATTGACCCAGACACCCCAATCGCGTTCTGGGCATCGGGAGGGGGGTTTCGTATTGAAACAAGCGCCGAAGACTTCTTCAAGAAGTTCAAGCCCTGCATCGAGGTCCGGCCCTATGGGCCAGTGCTGGTGTCGATTGACGGAGGCGCGCCCTACCGCGCTTACAGCGACGGGAGCCGCTGGAATGGCTGGGCGATGCCGAGCTTCACCCCCTGCGAGATGCAGAGAATGGCGAACGCCAACACCAACACCTATGGGGAGTTTGAGTACGACCCCGAGTTCAAAACGTGGACGGCAAGGGTCGAGGGTGTGGATGAGCTGGAGACTTGGAAGCTCCACACCATTTGGGTCGAGGGCGAGGGTTGGGTGGACGTGTTCGACGTTGGTGCCGGGGCTTGGTGCTGGGAGCTTGACGAGACCGAAATGAAGCCCTACTTCAAGACGCCGATCACGTCCAAGGCGGGTGCCCACGCGTTTTTCGACCAGCTGAACGCTGACGGGTTGCTGTTCCACCCGGAGGACTCGCCGGAGTCCATCGTGGGAGCTGACGGCGGTCCGCTGTTCACCCCGGCGGAGTGCGTTGAGATGCGCCGGCGCATTCAGGAGGTCTATGAGTTCGACGACGACCCTTGTGGACACTGCCTGGACCTCATCAACGCTACCAAGCCAGAACCCCGCACCATCCCCTGCTCCATCAGCGGTGGCATCCTGACCATGGAGGACGGCACCACCATCAACCTGCTCAAAATCCAGGTAGCCTGCAACGCGGCGTTCCAACAGCTTGGCGACCCTGAATTTGCGGAGGCCGCCAACGAGCTGGCCAAGATGACAGGCAAGGTTCAAGGGCCGCACGGCGAATGGCTTGACAACGAAGACTGAGTTCGTTTCACATTGGGTGGCATGCCGCCCAATCCGAAGCGTTTCGCTTTCCTGATGCATGCTTTTGTGCACAGGTTTTGGAGTTCAGAATGAGAAAGTATTTCGGAACATGGGCTGGCGCGTCGGTTGACGTGTGGGCCAGAACCGACCATGAAGCGCGCTTCATGGCTGCGCGCAAATTCGGCTTGCCAGCGCGACTGCGCCACATGGTGAGCCTGGTACCCACAGGGGAGTTCATATCGTGATCACATTCAAGTCTGAGTATCAATGCAACGTCGAGTGGGCCGAGAACCCGACGCACGTCGAGGTCTACCTTGGCGACGAGTGGCTGGAGCGCATTCCGGCAATCGCAACCCGGCTCAAGGAGATGGGCGTGCACAGCGGAAACATCCACTACGCAGCCGGCTACCAGCTGTTCACCGAGGACGAGGACGCTGAGGATTACCCGGCGACGCTGGCCGTGTTCGAGCCGGAGTACCGGATCGGCGGGTCGACCCTGCGCATCTACGACGACGCGACCTTCATCGTCCTGTTCAGCCTGAAGCACACCAGCGAGGAAGGCTTCACCAACAACCTGACCATTTTGGACGGAGTCCGATCATGAAACTCAACCAATTCTCAATCGACGACGGCATGACGTGGATCGACCTTGACAACCCAATCCGGTTCATTTTCCGTGAGGCTGGGGAGGATGACGATGAGATTCTCGACCTCCATGTGATTGTGACCAACGAGGGCGTCATCCTTGACATGTCGGGCCAAGAGAGTGGGCTTGTCCCATTCACCGCGGCGCTGGACCTTGAATCGCTGGTGGGGATGACAACATGAAACTCAACCCCAACCAAATCCTCGTCCGTGCCCACTACTGTGGTGGCGAACTCCTGTACGTCAACACCAAGGCGGAGCTCAAAACCTGCGGCGACGGACTGTTCAGGTTCCTGATGGACGAAGCCCACGACGCCGAGTCCGCGGGGGAGTTCAAGGAAATGCTTGAGAGAGCAATCCTGCAGCTGCGGTGCCTTGAGACGGACCTGTCATGAACTACACCGTACTGCTTTTGCGGCCCGATTACATCGCCAGCGAGTTCGGCAAGGACACTTACCTGGCCTATGTGGAGTCCTGCTGCCTAAAACATGCTGTGAGCCTTGCAAGAGACGAAGCCAAGACTTCGGACGGCTGGAGCCTCGACCCCGGCGACGACGACTGGGTGGACCCGCAGGACTACCACGTCCTGCTCTTGTGCAGGGGCCACCTGAAAGACCTCAGCCACCTGGCTGAGTAACCCCGGGGCAATCATGCCCCACAACAACGGCGCGATTTGCGCCACCCTTAGGAGTTCCCATGAAATTTTCCAATTGGCTCGACTGGACAGACCCCGGCTACGAGCTCAGCGTCCTGCCCAACAACGCACTTGATGGCAAAGCCCTGATCAGCCTTAGCGCCTACGCTGGTGGGCTGAACTTCACCCACACCATGCGCCCCGAACAGGCCAAGGCGCTGGCCGAACACCTGTGGAACCTTGCGGATCAGGCCGAGCACAAACCAGAAGCCACAACCCCTTGGTATGCGCAGGGGGTGACAGTATGAAAGGCGTCGAAGTCTTCATCCCGACGTGGCCTGGCAAGTCTTCGACCTGCGAGCGCATCGGCAGCGCCGACTATGGCCCGAGCGTCTGTTCTGTGGACAGCACCCGGGTCAGTTTCCGCGCCCAGCAGGCAGCTGAGGGGTACATGCCCCAGTACCACACCCAGTGCTGGCAGGACCTCGGTATGCGCCTGGCAGTCTTCAAAGACGGTCAGGTTCAGATCGAGCTCAAGGCGCACGACGTTCACAGTGCCGGAATCGACCAGCTCAAGCATCTGGTCAAGTGTCTGGAGTGGGCCAACAAGCGCATGAGCCTCGCCACTGACGGGTACAAGTTGACAGTCGCCACGCTGCCGTTCTACCTGATGAACCTGTGCGACCTGCTTGGAATCAAGCGCACGGTTCAGTACCACGGCATCAGCGTCATGGATACCTATGCACCGGTGAGCGAGGCGCTGGTCATGATCTGTGCTGACGCCCAACGTAGATGGGAGAGACTGCAATGAAATGCTATCTCTGCTACGCCGGGACGCTGTACCCGGAGTTCGAGCCGCACCCAAGCCTGAAAACCGCCAAGGCGTCGTTCTTTGAGTCGGCCATGGACCTTGAGCGCTATGGCCAGAACTCCGAGGCCAGCCTGCACATCGCCAAGTCGGAGGAGTTTATCCACGAGTACCCCGACTACGTTCTTTCACTCACCAAAAGAGGCGCACTCAAGTGCGTACGAACATGAAATACCAAGTGATTGTCGGCAACATCGGCACCACCTACACCGGCGACGACTACCACGAGGCGCTGCGCCAGTACGGTGAGTACAAACGCCAAAGCAAGGCCAGGTACGGCCGCTGCGCTGGTGAGCCTGTCGTCATCCTCCAAGACGGCGAACCCATGGCCAAGTACGACTACGAAGGAGAAACGATATGAAACTCAAGACACTGCTCGAATACCAGCGCTGCTACAACATCCTGCGCGATGCCGAAACGGACCGCCGACAGCTCACCTCAAATGAGTTCATGGCTGCCCTCAAGGCCAAGAGCGTGTTCGACTACGAACTTGCCGAACACACCAAAGACATCCAACTGGAGATCACATGAAACTCGTAATCAAGACCGAACAGAAGACCAATATGGAAGTCAGCAGCGTCTACTGCTGCTACGCCAAAAAGCGCGAGCTGGTGCAAATCTGGCTTGCCGATTTTCGGCACGCCGCCGACGCCCAGTCGTTCATTGAGTCGCAAACGGACAAATAACCAAGGAGTTCAACATGGCAAATTTCAACGGAACCGCGCGCAGCAATTATTTCAAGGTGAAGGACATTGCGGCGTTCGACGCCTGGGTCGAAAGCGTACCCGGTCTGGTGAGCAGCCCCGCAGGGGATATGCAAATGATCTACAGCGACGACCCCGATGAAGGGTGCTTCCCAGCGTATTACTACGATGAGGCTACCGACGAGAGCATCGACATCGACCTCATATCCGACATCAGTGAGCACCTCGCCGACGGCGAGGTCTGCGTGCTGATGGAGGCCGGCGCCGAGAAGCTGCGCTACATCAGCGGGTGGGCGGTGGCCTTCGACAACACCGACAAGCCCGCGGTCCGGGTGAGTCTGAACGACATCTACGACTTGGCCAAGGCAGCGTTTGGCGTGATACCGACTGACGCAAGCTACTAAGGAGAAATCATGAACACCAAACCAATGTGGGTGATGACCATCCCGGTCATCAGCACCCAGCACATGCCCAGCACACACTCGCTGGTCTCCTTCGAGGGTCTGGCAGCGACCTACCCAGGGGGCGGGTTCGTGTACCTGCCGGACGACCCCGTGGATGATGTGTGGACGATCCCGATCCTGACCTGGCTGCGTGACCTCTATGGTGACGAGGCCAACTGGCTTCGATTCGATGCAGACGCAGACGTCGTTGACGAGCTGCCAACCTATGACTGGAGAGAGTATGAAGCTGCTTGACAAATGGAAGGTGTTCGCCTTCCGCCAGATGATCAACGCGGAAGTGACTGAAGAGGAAGCTGTGAAGCACTTTGATGCGATCACGGCGACTGACAGCCCGGTGGGCTACATGCGAGATCAAAACCTGATCGAGTGGGAGCCGTTCCAGTTCCTGAGCGCGAGGGAGTTCTCGGGCTTCATGCGAGCGCTTGCTCAGCATGCTCAGGACGTGGAAGGCCCGCAGCTATGACCTTCGTAAACCAAAACGACGAGCCTGTCGTAGAGACGGAGCTATTCCAGCCGGGGAGCAACGATGCCACAAAAGCTCAGATCGAGGAAACCATCCGCATCCTGCTCAAGTACTTCAACCTTGAAGTGTGGGAGACCAACGCCACCAAGCATGGAAACACGGAGCTTGAGTTGAGAGAAGTCCAGTAACCCCTGGCAAACCCCGGGCGATTTTGCCCAAACTTTGGAGTCCAAAATGAAACACTTATGCGTGATCCCCTTCAGCGGGTTCTACAACAGCTTTCACGACGGCGCGCTCGACAGCGCCCTCGACAGCATCTTCTCCGACCGCGACACCGGGTGGGAAGTCAACGGCGACCTCGTCATGCGAGCGTGGAGTTCGATGAATTGGCACGCTGTTCACACGGCTTACGCCAAGGCGTACTGCGAGAACTTCGCCGACAACTTCGCCCTCGAGTTGACGTTCGATGAGCTGGTCTCGCCTCGTGAATACAACTTCACCGGAGATAGATGCTTCTGCTGGATCACCCCCGAGTCGCTGCAGAAGGTGTTCGACGCTGTCGACACCCCTGCCCTGCGCCTCATGGTGCGTGCCAACCACACCTCCCGCGACGGGTTCTGCAGCTTCTACTCCAACGACCTCGACGAGTGGGGTGACTTCCACTCCTGGGACCACAACCAGATCGCCACCCTGATCGAAGCCCACGCCCATCTGGAAACCGCCGGCGAGTTCGACCAGTACCGAGAGGTTGAGCTGATGGAGAGTGACCGCGGCAACGGCTTATTTGACGAAATCCTGTTCGACAACTGTCCCGAGATGGCGCGACTGACCAAGGTGCACGAGTACCTTGAGACCCGTGCCAAACGCGAAGAGGTGATGGCATGACGCACAGAGAACAAGTCCTTGAACGGGCGCTGGACAACCTCATCAACCGCATCGAGCGGGGCCAGGAGTACCCCAATGCGGCTGACGCAGTGTGCGACGTCTACGGTGTGGACTACGACGACCTGTCGGCCGCCTACATGGACCGCTGTGCCTTGAATCAGCCCGGCGGCCCACGCCACGACCCCTGCCCGTTTCAAATTTAAGGAGTAAACCATGTCAAAACAAGTCTCTGTGTTTATCGAGGCCACCTATTACTGTGGCACCCTATCCCGTGTCACCCTGCCTGAGGGGAGAGTCTGGGCGGACATAGCCGAGTGGTTCATCAAGTGGGACACCCTGCACTTCGCGTTTAAGGGGGAGGATGAGTGGATGGAGTTGGACTTGAACACCGACTGGTCTGCCGCTGAAACCGTCGACTCGAAACGCCCTATCAGCGTAACGATTCTGACGGAAGACGAAGACGGCAACCCCAACTACGACGAAGAATTAGCCAGCACCTGAAACCCGGGGCGCTTTGCCCCACCTTTGGAGTTCACCATGTCAGCATTCATCTGTTCCCCCGATCACATCTCCGCCCTCGTGCGATTCGCCTGTGTCAACAAAGTGACGTTCTACGTCGGCAACCCCAGCCGCAGTCTGGGCGCCGGCAACGAGCAGGAGATCGTCGACATTCTCTATGCGGAGAACGTCACGAGCGTCAACTACCGCTACAGCCACCACGAGCAGGAGCCCACCACGGGGTGCGTTTACAACCCCAACGCCAAACGCATCTCCCCTGTGGAAGCGATCAAGCTCGCCTCAAGCCTTGACTACCAGAGCTGTGAGCATCCCGAGTGGGAGAGCAGCATCGCCCACGAGATCGTCGAGTCGATCAAGTCGGAGGCGATTCGCCGCCTGGCGGGCTACGACGCTGCACCCTGGAGCATGTGATGCACCGCATCAACAAAGACGATCAGCCTGATCTCGAGACCAAGCTTCGGGCGCTCTCTGGGGAACCCACGGGGTGGGACTACTACTTCGGGGTGCCGCCAGTGCCCCATAACCTATGGTCCCAGCATGACTGGGTCAACTACATCGGGGCCGCATGGTTCCGGACAACCGGAGAACCAAAGTGATTTACGTCCAACGCAAAGGTGACGGCTACCTTGAAACCGTCGATGAGTTTGAGACCCGGCGCGAGGCCGTGGCCATGCTCAGAGAGTACCGCATGGCGGACCCCACGGCCCACCATTACCTGTCAACCAGAGCCTGCAAGGCATGGAGAACCGTATGAAACATTCAGTCACCACCCAGAAAGCGATTCGCGTCTACTTTTGGGAAAACCACCCGCAGTTCAAACGCCGCGGCAAGACGCCCCAGAACTCGTACCCCACCGACGTTCGAGTCGCCTTCGTGGACTTCGTCGACATGATGCGTCGCAACGACGAGATCAGCGAAGCCCTTGCGGGGAGGGTCACGCTGTGAGCACCGAACCGAACGTCTCCGACATGCCCCAAGACTTCTGGGCCTGGCTCGACACCATGGAGCTTAAACCACTTGGCATATGCGAGAGCTACGACGAAGCATTCGAGAAAGCCCCTGGAAACACCCACTGGGTCTTTACCCGGCAGGGGCTGCAGGAAATGCGGGAGCACATCAACAAGGAGCTGACATGAAGGTCAGCAAACTTGAGGTCGAGACCGGGAACCCAGGCTACATCGACGTTGATGTCTTCTTCACCGTAGGCGCCACCGAGTGGTGGCTGCGCACGTCGCTCGACCTCGAGACTGATCAGGTAGTCGGCGTGTGGCCTCAGTCTGCGGATGAGCCCCATGGGGATTTCGGAGACCCGACAGGGCCTGTACCTGGCGTGGTGCTGCGGGCCTACGCTGCCATGCGCCCCCAGGTGTTGGCGCTGATCGAGAAGCACCGACCCAAAAAGGTGTTCGACCCCGACATGGAGTTCGAGACCGTAGCTCAGGCAGCGCGTCTCGTGGCATCTCAGGCGGAGCCGCTCGACGCCCTGATGGCGACGGTGCGCTGCAACATTCTCAAAGACGAATACGGGTTCGCAAGCGAACTCATTACTGCTTACCAAACGGAGCCAACATGAAGCACTACCTTGTGATGGGCCGCATGTGCGGCGACGACGAAGACTGCGGACTCTGCGTTGAAGCGGAGAACCGCCACGATGCGGTGAACATCTACGTGGAAGACATGTGGGAGGTGTTCTTCAACGACTCCACGGACTCCGCAGCGCAGAAGGCAGAGGTGCGGAGACTTGCGGAGGCCAACGGCGAAGACGTGTTCATCAACGGCATTTACGAATCTGAAACCCCAATCAAGGAGTCGACATGAGCAAATTTGGATGGAGTCTGCCGCCAGGGTGCGGCATACTGCCCGGCGAGGAGCCGGAGGACTGGGGTCTCGACATCGACGCCCTGAAGAAGGCGCTGGAGGGCTGGGACACCGGGCGCTGGGAGTGGGACAAGATCGACGTCTGCCTGACGGGCAAGGACGCAGACCTCGAGCCTTGGGGCCAGCAGGGGTTCAGGATCGTCAGTGCGGACGACAACGGCGTGGTGCTGGAAGTCCACGGTTACAAGACCGAGGCGGGCAACGATGTTTGCCTGAACGAGCCGAAGGGCATGAGCGAGGCGGATTGTGATCGGGCGCTCGACCTGTACCTTGAGCAGGCCCAAGAGATCGTCTGGGGCATCGGCAGCGCCGGTGAGTGGGACGGAGATTCGTGGGGCCTGACAGCCCAGGAGACGGTCAAAGTGCCGTGGGTGCTGACCCGCAAGCTGGGCAAGCCCAGTTACAAGCGCACCGCCAGAGCCTGCGTGAAAGCCGCAGAGAAAGCCCTTGAGGGCTGGCAGCGCGAGGTGGTGGGGGGCAGCAACGCCCTCAACCAGTTGGCCGGCTGGAGAAACGAAGACGATGAGCACCTCCCAGAGGGCCAACCCGACCTGGATGGGTCTATCTTCAACCCGCTCTATTGGGGGGTCAACCCATACATCCTGAAGGAGTCGAAGTGAAACTCTCACTCATGAACTCCGTCCAGGAGGACGACTTGGTGGCCCTCAACAACGACAAGGACGCTACGGTTTACCGGGTCAAGGCCAAGTCCAAGATCAGTCTCTACGTCACCCCGGTCAACGGCAGGGGCGGCGCTCGCTGGATTGACATCAGCCTGCTGCAGGTGGCCACACGGCGCCAGATCGACGACCCCCACAACCAGGAGCCAGCATGAACAACATCGAACGATTGGCGCGCAAGGTTTGCGCAGAAGCCGCCTGGCCCACGGGGACCATGGTTGAGCTTCAGGGCCAACTGGACGAGCTCACAACGGACAGACTTGCCCACGAGCTGACCATTGAGGCGGCGCGCAACAACTACACCATGCACTCCTGTGCCGACATCGAGATCGACGACGACCCGTTCTTCAGCGTCGCCGACGAGGGCGTCTGGGTGTCGGCTTGGGTCTGGGTGCCGATTGAAACTGAAGCCGAAGGAGAAGCCGAATGATCCACAAATACGGCGTCGTACGGCGCTTCACTCTCGAAATCTCCGATGGGCAGATCAACTCGCAGGAGGGGCATGACTCCGAGGAAGCTCGGAACAACTTTCTGGGGGTGCAGGGCAGCTACGACACAGACTGGTACTGCGTCGACGTTCGCGAGAACTTCGACGTCGACATTTATTCCGCCCTAGAGGCGTAACCAAGGATTGAAATGAAATCTGAAGAATTCAAACGCATCTACCACGAGAGCCGCAGCGGCGCCAACCACTTCGTGCGCCACTGGGCGGCTCGCAAATTCCAGTACAGCGACGGGGTTGAAGCCTGCGCGGCCACAGGTCTCGGATGGTTTTTAGACATCTGCGCAACGGAATTGCCGCAGCTGATTCCCTACGGCGACATGGGCATCGTCTTCATCCGCGCCGAGGATGGCATGGCCGACCTGAGCATGGAGCTGCAGGACGACGTGCCACCAGTGTGGCAGCGCAAGGACATCCACACAGACTGCCCGGACGGCACCTGGATGTTCTACATCGTCAACGAGGGCGAGCGCTTCGCCATGATTTTGCCGGAAGAAAACTGATGGAGCCCAACGATCTGGAGGCGCGAGTCAAACTCCTGGAAGGCATGGTCAGGATGCTCATGCTTGAGCGCCAGAATGCGCTGAAGGCGAAGCGCGCAGCACGGGTTCGAGAGGCCTATACGGACAAGCTCCTCAGCAGTTTCGACCCTAACGACTGATTTTTTAACCCGACCCAATTTTGGGTCACATTTGGAGTTCACCATGGGATGGTCATTCGCTTACGCTGACGTGGGCCGCAAGGCGCACGTCGCAGAGATCATGTCTGCAAAACACTTCGGCCCAGACTTCACGCCGATCAAGGGCCGAGCAGTCGGAAACCACATCTGGCAGCTTGTGCGGCAGGAGTCCGCAAACCGCACGTTCATCACACTTGATCTGATCGCCAAGGACCGCAACGGCGGCTGGGGCTACAAGGGGATGAGTGAGGACATGGGGCCGTACTACTACGACTGCCCCCTGAGTCTGATCGACGCCGCGTCAGACCCGATCAACGAGTCTGCCGCCAAGTGGCGCGAAGATGTGCGGAAGTATCACGCCGCCAAGCTCCCGAAGAAAACCTTGGCCCCAGGGCTGGTCGTCGAATACGGCGGCCACCAGTATCGACTGGAATCCCCATGGGCTCCCCGCAAGGGTTGGAGCGTCACACGTCTGGATGACGGCTGCAGGTTCCGCATGAACGCCAGGCAGTTGAGCAGCGCAAAGGTGGGGGATTTACTTTGAGCCACCACCTGATCAAAGATTTCGGCCTCACCGCGGGAGAGCTTGCGAAGAAGTACGACGAGGCCGAGCAGCACCCGGTGGTTCGACTGGCTGACTGGCGCCGCGCGGTGAGGGACTACCAAACAAATCTTGGCTACTGGAACTTTGTGCACACGGAAATCATGCTGTACCAGGCGGAGCTTGACGAGTGCAACCCGTACAACCAACTGATGGGAGGGTGACGATGGAATCAAGGATTGCAGGAATCCCCTGCCAGATCGATGTTGTGCACATCGAACCCTACACCCGTGCCCACCTCAGGGGCCATCCTGACAACTGGGAGCCCGAGCGTGGCGGCGAAATCGAGTTCGACGTCTGCGACCGGCGCGGCCGCCCTGCGCCGTGGCTGGAGGCAAAGATGACCGATGGCGATCGGCAAAGAATTGAAACTGAAATTTTGGAGCGAGCATGAAACGAAACGAAGACTACACCCGAGGCGCCTCGCGCCGCGATATTCGACAGAACTACATCGACGACCTCTGCATCTGGGGCGGGCGGGTGCTTGCGCTGATGACGCTTGCGTCCTGTGCACTCTGGATTGCGTCGGAGCTGTGATGCCAAGTGGCGTCTACCTCAGAACGCCAGGGCTGTGGGCCGGCAACGGGGGCGCGCGCCGCAGCCACAACAAACCCGCACTCAACATCGACCAAGTGCTGGAGGCCCGCACGATGCGGGTCGAGGGGGCGCTGTGCAAGACCATCGCCTACAAATTCAACGTGTCGCGCCAAGTGGTCTGGCACGCACTTAACGGAACCGGCACTTACGCCGGGTTTTAAAAATGAGCATTAATGTGATGAAACAGGCGCTTGAGGCGCTTGAAGACTCGACAAGACTCAACGGAACCATGATTGGAAATGCACTGATGCACGAACCGTCAATGTTCGATAGGCAAGCAGTCTGCAAATATGTGCGTGGCTGGTTTAGGTCAAACAAAGTTACCCAGATCGAAAAGGCTATCACAGCCCTGCGCCAAGCAATCGAGCAGGCTGGGAAGGTGGAGCCTGGGGCTTGGACTCACCCAAGAGCGGTGTACCCGTTGCTACAACCCCACCGCCCAAAGCAACGTAGTGGCGGTGAATGGGAGCCGCTTTATGCAGCACCAACAGCACCAGCGCAGCAGCCTCTGACAGACGAGCAGATCAAATCCATGTGCAAAGAGCCGTGGGTATTTGAAACTGTCAAGCAATGGGTTCACATTATCGAAGCCGCACACGGAATCAAAGGAGCAAATCATGATTGAAGCAATGAAACAAGCTATCCAGCTACTTGGCCCAGTAGCACCCGACTGCTGTGGCTGTGAGTATGAGTGGAGGGAGGCAATCAAAGTGCTGCAGGACGCCATCGAGGTGGCTGAGAAGCGCGACGCCCCAAACATCAAGGTCAACGTGGCTGGAACCGTAGCCGTGGCGCAGGATGTGTTCTGGTTGCCGATCGACGCACACGCACCACTGGGTGTGCGCCTGCTGCTGATCAACAAGGCGGCGGGCCGCGCCACCGATGGAAACCTCGGCAGCCACGAAAAGTTCTTCGACCATTACCAGGCGTTCCCCAAATTCCGGAGTTGACCAATTGGCGGTCGTTGGCTGTGCGTGATCGCCCCCAACACTGTCGGAGATTTGAGAGTCTCCCTCGTTAGGCTGCGCCCGGCAGTTAATCACGCAACCGGGCACCTTCCTTAACCGTCTCGATTTGAGACACAACTTGGAGTTCAGCATGAACATTAACTACGAAGACATCATCGAAAAAGCAGCCCAGCGCGCAGAGAAACTGAAGGAGCTGCAGCAGTACGCCGAGGGCGCCGAAGACAGGGCGCACGAAATGCTGAATGCGATGCTGTACTTTGACCACCTGGCGAATCGTGTGAAAGCCCTGGACGCGGAGGGTAAAGAGCTTCTGGGCCCCGTAAGTATGAGAGCCCAACACATAGGCGACTGGGCGAGAAGCGGTTACAGGGCGCTGACGGACCAGGGTGCCAAACATCTCCAAATACTTGACCTCGTGAAAGACCTCAAGTGACCCAAGAACTGATCGATGCCCTTGTCGGCATGGTCGTGTACGTGACCAAAGGTCAGGCGTACCGATCCAAAAACCACTACACCCAAAAGCCAGTTGCCGACGCCTTGCGCGCCCTGTGCAAGGCTACCGGCCATTCATCGTTCGGGTATGACTACCTGGACGTCATCGACAAGATCAAAGGAGAACACCATGTTCAAAAAGCTGACTGAAATCGCATGGCCGAAGGACACCGACGCGTTGGCCAAGCTCGAATTGGAGGACGCCCGCCGGGCACTGCTTGAGGCCCACTCAGCGGTGGAGTACTCCCAAGCCATGCTTGGGTACCACGCCCAGCGTGTGGAGCGCCTGACCAAGTTCACGGAGGTCGCCAATGCGTGAAGTAACCCGGTGGGAGACGAAAGCTGGAACCGTGTGCGCCACGATACACGAAGCGGAGAAGCAGGAAACCCTTGAAACCCTTGAGGAGGCCCTTGAGAGCCTGGAGGATGTCTACTGGCGGGACACCGGCCCCAAGTGTGTCGCTGCGGCCCTGTACAGCGCCGGCTACGAGTTGTTTAAACGTCCGCCGGAGGCCTCCAATGGTTAAGTTTGAAGTCCCCAACGGCGACGCCCGCCTCATCAACCAGATCGTGCTGCGATGGGCCAGCATCACCAACCAGCGGCGCAACCTGCTCGAGACCGAGATGGACGTCACCGCCTGCCACAGAAACGGCGCCAAGCTCGATCTGCAGGCGCTGCTGATGGCGCCCGAGCTCGACTTCTGCCACGACGTGGCAGGCATCCGTACCCACATGAACCGCGAAACCGGGCAGCTGAAGGACTGCTTCGCACCACGCTTCGCCAAGCGTTAAACCACCCCGCCCTGTTTTGGGCAAATTTTGGAGTAAGAATGTTTAAGCTAAAGCGATCAATTCCGGAGCACCGGTACCACTTGACGCGGGTGTCTGCCAACAAAAAACTCGGAGGCATTCCCGCGTCCACAACGTCAAGGTCGACGTGCCCTACAAGGTGCAGCCTGTACGACTCTGGCTGCTACGGAGAGCAAGGTCCCCTGGCGCTCCATTGGAGGCTGATCTCTGAGGGGGATAGGGGTGTCTCGCTGGAGGAGTTCTGCGAGCAAATCGCGGCGCTGCCCAAGTTCCAGCTCTGGCGCCACGACCAAGCCGGCGACCTGCCAGGTGACCGTGTCTACCTTGACGCAGCGTCTGTGAACAAGATTGTGCAGGCCAACCGAGGCCGACACGGGTTCACGTTCTGCCATTACGACCCGTTCATCCCGGAGAACGCCGAGGTTCTCCAAAAAGCCAACGAGCAAGGATTCACTGTCAACCTCAGCGCTGAAACGCTGGACGAGGCAGACGCGTTCTTCGCCCTCGGCATTGCGCCTGTGGTGGTCATCTTGCCGATCGACCAGACCACCACAGTGAAAACGCCGGCTGGCAACACCGTCATGGTGTGCCCGGCAACTGTAGGTAACACAACCTGCGCCATCTGCGCCATCTGCGCCAACCCTGACCGGAGATTCATCATCGGCTTCCCCGCCCACGGCTCAGGCAAGGCAAAGGCACAGGCAGTTTTCTTCATGGCGAAAGCCTGATCCGTCACCGTTAGGGCCAACCGGGGAACTAGCCCACCCCCAAGCAACAGGAATCAAAATCGTGAAGAACGAATACCTAGAAGTCAGAGCCAGTTGGAACGGTACAACCTGGAAGCTCAAGGAGCTCGGGAATACTGCTGAGGTGGGCATCAAGGCCGACGCTCTTGTCATGCGTGTCACACGCCATGGCAAGGGCTGGGCCGAGGGCTACATCGTCTCCGTTTATGGACTCGACCAGGAAGTCGCCAGCCAACTCGACAACGCGAGCCTCAAACTCCTCGGAGTGGGTGCGCAATTTAGAGGGCAGGCCATCTCACCCAAGGGGGTGAGAGCGATTCGCATGAATTTGACACAGTCAGGAACCATTACAGGAGGTGCTATGTGACCGACGAAACCAGCGCCCCGCCGACCAGCATGGTGACGGGGTTCACTCAACAGGCGTTCGCCCTGAAGATCGTCCTGGGTTACATGACGCTCCCGGACGAAAGCCTGATGTTGTTTGCTTACGAGCAGTGGACGGGCAAGGAGCCCGTAATGTGGCGCAAGTTCCTTGTGCCCCAGCACAGCGCCCTCAAAAGCGCTGAGTCGCTGTGCGACGACGCGTCGAGGTACCTTGACATGGTCTCCACCAAATGGAGGCCATCCGAGGACCTTGACTTTGATGACTTTATGGAACACCTTCGACTTCACGTCGAGGGTGGGATGCATTAACCCGTGCCATTGGCACACATTTGGAGTTCACTATGACAGCAAAAACATTTCTGGCCAAGCTCAACGCACTGGCAGCAACCCCCGGCAAGAAGGACAAGCTGGCAATCGTCCAGACGTTCGACAAACTTGACTTGGCACTGGCCAAGGCTGCGCTCGACCCCACCATCAGCTACTACATCGCCAAGCTGGAGGCCCCAACAAAGACAGGGTTGGATGAGATGGATCAGATGGAGTACGACCTGTTGGAAAACCTTGCCAACCGGGACCTCACGGGCAACGCCGCACTGGAGGCCGTTGGCTTCTCGCTCCACGACCTGCACCCCGACGACGGCGAGGTGCTGCGCCGCATCATCCTGAAAGACCTGCGTGCCGGCATCGGCGCCAACACGGTCAACACCGCATTTCCCGGCACCATCCCAGATTTTCCGTACCAGCGCTGCTCTCTCCCCAAGGACAGCAACATCGACAAATGGAACTGGGACAACGGCGTCTACTGCCAGCTCAAGGCGGATGGAAGCTTTGCCCGGGTGTCCCGGGAAGTGCACGGGGGAGTGCTGATCACCACCCGCCAAGGCAACACCTACCCCAGCATCCCTGCCCTGCACAAGCTCACCGAAGACGCCATGTGGTGCTTCAAGCCCAACACCGAGACCCACGGCGAGCTCACCATCTGGATCAATGGCGAGCTCCAGCCGCGTACCGTGGGCAACGGCATGCTAAATTCACTCCAGAATGGAGGGGATTTGCCTCCCGGTGCAGAGATTCGGTTCGACTGCTGGGACCAGATTCCGCTGGAGTTCGCAGTGCCCAAGGGCAAGGTCAAGACGCCCTACACCCTGCGCTACGCCCTGCTCAAGGATCAGGTGGTGGAGGCTGGCAAGTCCAGCATCATGCTGATCGAGGGCCAGGTCGTGCACAGTAAAGACGAAGCCATGCGGATTTACCGTGGCATCCTGGCGCGGGGTTTGGAGGGTGTGATCCTGAAGAACCCTCTTGGAGAGTGGGCTGACAACACATCGAAAGACTGTGTGAAACTAAAGCTGGAGGTCGACCTTGATCTGGAGATCATCGGGTTCAACCCCGGTGAGCCCGGCAAGCGCACTGAGGCGACGTTCGGCTCCGTCAAGGTCCAGTCCATCGACGGCATGCTCGAGGTCGACGTGTCGGGGTTCAAGCGGGAGATGGAGCAGTACCTGCACGAGAATCGTGACTCGGTGCTGGGCAAGGTCATGTGTGTGAGGGCCAACGCCATCGCCCACCCCTCGGAGTCCAACCCCAAGCACAGCCTGTTCCACCCCCGCTTCATCGAGCTGCGCGACGACAAATACGAGGCTGACAGCCTTGACGCTGTTAAGGCACAATTTGAGGCGGCAATTGCCTGAAGGAGGCCGATGAAAAATCATACATGTGATCAATGCGAGAACTACGCGCCCCCCGTGAACATGGGTGGCGACAGCATTTACTGGGTCAACGCCGGGGGTTGCTCCCGGATGGGGACCTGGCAGGGCGGGCCCGCTGCACTCGATGACTGCGGCTCTGGGGAGTGTGACGACTATGACGTGCCTGTCTACGTTGGCCCCAAGTTCGGGTGCATCCACTGGCAACGTAAACTAGGAGAAAAATGACAAGATACTCACCCAACCCCATCGACGCCTACCCCCGCGCCGCCCCCTACGCCATGCTGAGGGATGACCCGGTAGCCTGGGACCTTGCATGGCTGTCTTGGGACTTCGAGAACCATGCCCGGCCCCCAGACGTGCAGCTCAGCGTCAACATCCGACGCACGCTGCAGTTTGTGATCCGGGACGGGAGCCTAGACCTGACGGGCGAGCTGCCGGACGGCCTGAAGGTGCGAGGCTTCATGCGACACGCAGCACCCTACGCTGTCAAGCTCATCATCGATATGCCCCTGGTGAAAGAGACCCAGATGTATCGGATGTACGGCGAGGCGTGGCTCTCAGCCCTTGAAGCCCGTTCCCACCTGTACCGGGAGCCCTACGACAAGGCGTACGACTTTGAAGTCGGCGCCCTCACCCAAGCCACAGAGGTCATCGCCAAAATACGCTGACCCCTGAGGCTCCCGAAGTAAAACCCCGCGGCAACTGTCCGCATACGGAGCCCCTATGACACCTTACGAAATCGTGAGGGAGCGCTATGCGTTCCCGTTTGAATTGAGACCGCTTCAGGTCGACATCGTCAATGACCTGAGCCAGTACCCCCGTGCAGGCTACTACTGTGAGGCAGGCACTGGAAAGACCTCCATGGCCACCCACCAGGCGCTGCTGTACAAATCGAGTCACGAGATCAGGCAGTGGCTGATCCTGATGCCGCCGATCCTGCTTGAGCAGTGGGACAGGTGGCTGCGCAGCGTCACCGACCTGAGCACCGGCAAGCCACTGACGACCACGGTCTACGCCGGCACCCCCAAACAGCGCCAAGAGTTGAGCCTGAATACTGACTTCATTCTGACAAGCTACGGCCTGCTCAAGAACGACTTCGAGCGGATTCACGCACACTTCGAGCGCCGCACGATGGGGGTCATGGCTGACGAAGCCACCGCGATCAAGAACACCGCCAGCGATACCCACAAGGCGGTGGCCCTGATCGCCGAGAACCGCCCGTTCCTGCCCCTGACGGGAACGCCCATCAACAAGCCCGGCGACGCCTACGCTTACATCAAGCTGATCGCCCCGGGGGTTTACCGCAACCGCCGCCAGTTCGACCGCCTGCATGTGGAGGAGACTGACGACTACGGCAACGTGGAGAAGTGGTGCAACCTTGACGTGCTGGCCGAGAACATGAAAATCCATTCGGGCCGGCTCCTGCTGCGGGACGCCCGCAAGGACATGGCCGAGCCCCTGTTCACGCCCAGACCCTACAAACTTGACCCTGCCCACATGAAGCTGTACCGACGCATCGCCGAGGAGCGCCTGGTCGAATTCGAGGGCGGCAAGGAGATCGACGCCATTTCCGCCAGTGCGCTAAGATCAGCGCTTCAGCAAGTGGTCATTAACTGGGGCGAGTTCGACGACAACGCGGATCGCCGGCCGGCCATCCTCGACATGATCGAAGAGGTGCTGGAGGAGATCGGGGAGCGCAAGCTTGTCATCGCGGCCCACTTCATTCGTACAAACAGATTTCTGCACAAAGAACTGGCAAAATACGGCGCCGTTGCCGTCTACGGTGAAGTCTCCAAGCCAGAAAAGCAACGTGCGATCCGCACATTTATCGAGAATCCGACCTGCCGGGTCATTTTGGTGCAACCATCTAGCGCCGGATTCGGCGTGGACGGGCTGCAACACGTATGCTCCGACATGCTGGTGGTGGAAGCCCCCACCACGCCAACGCCCTTCCAGCAGGTCGTGGCGCGGCTAGACAGGGATGGACAAAATAGTGAGGTGCACATTCGGGTGGCTATTGCCGCCGGGACGGTGCAGGTGGGCATGTTTCGCAGCCTGCTGGACAACGATGAGCTGGCCAACAGTGTGCAGGGGGGTTACAAGAATTTAAGGAGCTCAGTTTATGGTGACGACTAAGGAGAGATTCGACAAGTTTCTGGATGACTCAGCGAGTCGAAAAGCGCTGATCGATCAGATGCTCCCGGCGTTACGCGAAGAGTACCAGTCTTACAGGTTCGTCGGCAAGGAGGCGGCGTTTCCAGGCAGGGTGCTGGTGGTGTACACGCTCGAGGGTCTGAGACCAGTGCACATCGACATGATCACGCTGAGCTGCCTGACGATCGGGCAAGAAAGTGGCCCGCTTGCCTACGCCGCGTCAGAGGGCCAGGGCGAGTACCCCATTGGCATGGTCCCAACCAAATGGCGAGGCCGAGACCTGTTCCTGCAACTGCCTCTGGAATTTATTTTCAAGTGGAAGGGCAAGACCGGTCCGCGAGGCGTAGAATTCGCTTCCCATTACGCGATCCTCATCAAAGCCCGAAGTCGGGTCGATGAGCAAATTGAGTCTCACACATATTGTGAGACACTTAATGACTTCAGAGCGAGGTTTCCGGGAGTGCCGATACGGTACTGATCGATCCCCTCTGAGCCCTAACAATAATAAGAATATTGGGCTTTTATGACAAACCAAAACCAGGGCGCCACCGGCGCTCTTGATAGTTCCAACGGCCCCCAGCAGGGGGCTTTGCTACGGGCGTTTCAGCCTCACACACCCACACCTGATACCAATTAAGGGCATTCAAATGTCCTTTTACTTTTGGTACCAGCAGGTAGGGGGTGATGACGCCTGGCGCGAGGGCCTGTCCGAGCACCGCGACCTGATTCTGAAAGAGCGCAACCCCGCATTCGTGACCGTGCTCGACGCTGATTCGGTGCCCTCAGATGACTGGGGCAGCGACGAATACACCAAGATGAAGTACAGAGGAAGTATGTACTTCGACTTCGACGCCGAGAGCGTCGGCACCACCATCCCTGAATTTCAGAAGCTCCTGGAGACCCTTGAAGAAAAAGGCGTCCCCATGGGTTGCCTGAGACTTTTCGCGACGGGGGGCCGAGGCTTTCACATCGAAGTCCCACAGGAAGTCATGATGAGCAAGGTCCCCAAAGACGGCATCATCGGGCTCCCTTACATCTACCGTGAGATGGCCATGGAAATGGCTGTCGACACGATGGACCTGCGCATCTACACGGGGCGCAAGGGGCGCATGTGGAGAACCTGTGGCGTCAAGCGCAGCAACGACAAGTACAAGGTGCCCATCACCCTGGACGAGGCGCGCAGCATGACGCCAGAGCTGTTCGACGAGCTGTGCAGCGCACCCCGCGCGCCAGTCACGACGACAGCCCCGGCGATCAGCACCGATCTGGCCGCCATGTTCATGAAGTACTCCGAGAAGGTCAAGGAGCAGTTGGCGCGCAGAGCCAAGTCGGCAGTCGCCGACGAGGAGCTGTTGCGCAAGTTCAACGGCGCCCTGCCCCCATCGGTGGAAATGATCATGCGCGGCGAGGGGATTCTGCCGGGAATGGGCTTCCAGAAAATCGCCATGCAGCTGGCCATCACGGCCAATGCGCTGGGCAAGGACGCCGACGAGTTTGTCAAAGCCTGTGAGGGCCTTTGCAAAACCCATTCGGGGGACTCATCCCGGTACGGCTCACCTCGCAAGCGCAAGGAGGAACTGCGCAGGATGCTGGACTACACCCACGGCAACCCCTGCTACACGTTCTCGCCAGGGGGCGTCCGGTCTCTGCTCGACCCCGAGCAAACCACGCCAGACCTTGACACCAAGGGCGGCCCGCTCACCGGCGGTGACTCAATGGAAGAGGCTGAAGACGACGCGCCGCTGACCAAAGAGGAGTCCGAAAGCCTCTCGTTTGCGAACAAGGCGCTTGAGGAAGGCCTGAAGGTGCGTAAGGAGGGTGTGATCAAGCCCTCGCAGGAAGGCCCCAAGTCCATCAGCAACGTGGGTTGGACGGTGCCAGCCAATCTGAAGGAGGCGCACAGGGACGGGGGTGGCAACAACACCAACCTTGGTCTGGTCGTCAACATCTTCAGCGATGGCAGGCCCCGGGGCCGCCACACAGTCGCCGACAAGGCGTTCGTCTCCCGTAGCACGCTGACGCAGTACTGCTCAGCCTACGGGGGTATTTTTTCAGGCTCCGATACCCAGGCGGGAGCAGTCAAGCTCATCCTGACACGTCGGGCAAACAAGGAGGAAAGAGTGATCTACGCAATTCACAAAGAGGGCCTTGAGGTTCTCCAGGACCCAGAGGAAGTCGACAGCATCAAGAAGGACGTTGTTTGGGTGACGCCGGGGCAGATTTACAAGACCTGCTCCACTGAATACACCTACCAGCCGCTGATGACAACCAACGCCATCTTCGACTCGGACCTGCACCGGGCCGAGCCCCTGCAGGACACGCCGGAGACGAGAGCCTGGGTACACGCCCTGCTCACGATCAACTCCCCAACAACGATGGCGCAAATGCTCGGGTGGTTTGTGAGCTGCTTTCACAAGCAGTTCTACCACCAGGCGTTCAGCCAGTTCCCGTTGCTGCACCCGAATGGCCCGGCCGGCAGCGGCAAGACCCTGACGTCGCAGTTGTTGGGCCGCATGCACACGTTCACCCGGGAGCCCAAGCTGCAGTCATGCGGCACGGTCACCACGGCGTATGCCCTGAAGTCCTCGCTCACAGGCTCCTGCAGCATCCCGCTGATCCTCGACGAGTACAAGCCCGCCGAGATGGGGCCAGTCCGCACAGACTTCCTGCTGCAGGCGTTCAGGCTTGCCTACAACCAGGGCAAGGGCGCCTCTGGCGCCATGGGCAACTCGAGCGCGTCGTCGTCGTTCAAGGACATCACCGAGTTCAGTTTCAGCACCCCCATCGTGTACCTGGCAGAAGCCCAGGAGATGCAGACCGCAATCGTGCAGCGCAGCCTGCCGGTCGCGTTCAACATCGCCGACACGGTGGAGCGCAAAGAGGCATGGGACCTGGCCCTGAAGGGTCAGGACTACATGGGCTCGCTGGGACGACTGATCCTGAAGTTCGCGTTCTCCGAGACGATCGAGACCCGCAGAGCGGCGTTGGAGCCAATCCGCGACGCCTTGCGAGCCTCGTTCCCGCGCTCGGTGCACGACCGACAGGTCTACAACCTCGCCATCGTGCTGGAAGGTCTGAACTACCTTGACGGCGTCCTGACCTCTGTATTCGGTGACGAGTTCAATGAGCCGATCGCGGTGCTCAAGCGCGCCATCCATGAGCACAAGGTCGAGCTGAGCGCCGCCGCCCAGTCAGAAGCGGGAAAGATGTTCAACGACCTGTCGCTGATCTCCCGCTCGGAGCCGTCGGAGTCCGACTGCCACATGCAGGAGGGTCGCGACTACATCATCAAGGATGGCTACATCGAGCTGCGGATGCGCGAAATGTTTGTGAAGTATTTCACCTGGTGCAGGCGTACCGGCATGGAGCCGTACTACACATCGGGTGAGGCGTTCATCGTGGCCATGGGCAAGTTCCCACCCACCATGGACAAGGTATGCGCTGGTTCGCCGCTGAAGGCGACGGGCCAGTCGAGAGTCTTTCGCTTCAGCCTTGAAAAGCTGACAGCGGAGGGAGTGGAAGACTTCCGCACCAAATAGGTGTGGGAGCCGTTGTGACGAAACCTAAGTAGTCACGGCGTTTGTTAACTGTAACTGAAAGAAAATCATGGCACTTAAAAAGACCAACCAAGCAGCTTTTGAACAAGAACCCACCGGCGTTGCTGACACAGCCGTCGCCGAGCGGGAAACTCCCCAGAAGGAAGCAACCGCCCCGGCGACGCCTGCGCAGAGCCCTGCACCCGAGCCCATGGCTGCGGCCAAGGTTGAATCCACAGTGGCCCTGGCCAAGGCGGCTGGCTCAAGCCTGACCACCAACGACGCTGCCAATGCAGCAAAGCGATTCAAGGCCGAGGTGGCCGAGATGAAGGGTGCAGCGGACTTCGGCTACGGCTCTCACCGCGTGTTCAAGTTCGATAACGGTGTGATCAAGGAAATGTCGGGCGACAAGCTTGTGCTGGGCCGCTGGGCGAAGGTTCGCCTGCTGGCGTGGGACACGAGCTACCAAGTCTCCCCCGGCGAGCAGGGTAAGGACAGTGGTCAGTTCGTCGCCTACAGCAATGACGGCAAGGTCATTGACTCGATCATCGGGGAGGAGCTCAAGTCCTGGATCGGCAAGCCTGTGGATGAGTACGTCGAGTACCTCCGCACGGAGGAGGAGTTCGATAAGGCCGGCAAGCGCGACTTCATCGACTGTGAAGTCGCCGTGATGGGCAGTGAGGACGAGCCTGACTTCCGCGAGGTGGTGCAGATCACCCTGAGTTCGTCGTCGATCCCCGCATTCCGCAAGTACCAGTCGGACCTCGAGGCGACTGCCAAGTGCGTGGCGATGGGCCTCAAAGGGTACGCACTCCCAGCGGACCCGTTTGAGTTCTACTTCCTGCGAGAGGCAGCGTCCAAGGGCACCAACACTTGGACCAAGGGCAAGATCGTGGCGACTCTGCCCGCGAAAATCTGATGTAACGGGAGCCCTTCGGGGCTCCCACTTACAGGAGCATTCATGCCCTTACCAGAAAAAGTCAGATACCTGTTTCTCGACACCGAGACCACCGGTGTAAATCACGACGACGCAGTGGTCGAGCTCGGGTGGCTGGAGGTGGACGAAGACTTCAACTTCATCGCTGAAGTCGAGTCCCTGATCGACCCTCAGCGCAGCATCGCATCGGCCGCCAGCGCGGTGCACGGCCTTGTCCTGGCAGACCTGCAGGACTCGCCCACCATCCAGGAGTTCTTCAGCGTTGACGACGAATCCTGCTACGGCCGGGTCATCGACGATCCAGTCGTCCTGTGCGGGCACAACATCGCGTTCGACCACCGTTTTGTCAAGCCCTACATCACCAACGTGGTGCAGGAAGTTTGTTCGTTGCGCTGGGCGCGGCGCCTGTACCCGGAGGCCGATAACCACCAGCTCCAGACGCTGGTGTTCGAGCTGGGCCTGCCGCGCGCCACCGACGCACACCGGGTGCTCAGTGACGTGGTGACCAGCCTGCACCTTGCCAAGCACATCTGTGAGCGCACCGGGCTGACCCTGCGCCAACTCGCCGAGGCTTCGTTTGAGCCCATGCTGATGAAGACCATGAGCTTTGGCAAGCACAAAGGCAAGCGCTTTGACGAAATTCCCGCACCTTACCTGCGCTGGATGGTGGAGAACCTGGCACTCGACATCGACCTGAAGTTCACCGTAGAACAGCAACTCAACCCAAGGAAACAAAAATGACACCCAAAACCGCAATTGAAGTGCTGACCACGGTCGGCTACGAAGGCTTCGTGAAAGCCCTGTACAACCGCACCGGGGACCTGTCCAAGGACTTCAGCCACGCAGTCCTTGGCCTCGTCACCGAGTGCCACGAATACCTGACGGCGACCGACCCCATCAACGCCATCGAAGAAGCCGGCGACCTGTGCTTCTACCTGGCAGCGCTCAAGCAAGTGCTGGACGACGTGGGCCCTTACGACGAAGTCGCATTCGACAAGCTGACTGACGAGGCGTGTGAGCGCATGGGCGCCGAAGACTTCCAGATCATGGGCGAATTCGTCGAGTGGCTTGACCTGGCCAAGCGTTGGATCGGTTACGGCAAGGCTCCGACCATGTCGCCGACCCAGCTCATGGCAGAGGCCGCCGCGCTGGTGAGCCTTGTCATTGACCGGGGTGCCGCAGCTGACGTCGAAATGGAGGTCGTCATGGTGGCCAACGTCGATAAGCTGCTCAAGCGCTACAACGGCATGGCGTTCAACGCAGAGCGTGCAGTGAACCGCGACCTACCCGCAGAGCGTGCGGTGCTTGAGGCCCATGCAGTCTAAGACCCAATCGCTGATCGAGCAGCTCCTGAACATCGGGTCAGGATTCCTGATCTCGCTCTGTGTCTGGGAGTTTATTGTGAAGCCCATCTGGAAAATAGAAACGAATTTTGCAGAGAACCTGCAAATAACGGTGTTATTCACCGCCGTAAGCCTGGCACGCTCTTACGCGTGGCGCCGGGCCTTCAATCACTTTTCACACAAAAACAACAAGAAGAAAAGTTATGGAAACAATGAATGGGTACCCTGTAATCAAGGGGACGGCAGTAGGCCCAAGGCCTGAGGGCCAGGAGATAAAGCCGTACGGCGGGCCGCCGTCAGTGACGGTCTGCGCAAAGGTCGAGTCTGACCCCAACGGCGTTCCACTCAACACTCCGGGCGCCAAGGCGGATGCAGGCAAGTGTGTGGCAGGAGTGCTTCATGACTTCGCCCTCGCCCTGCAGGCTGTGGCCAACGTGGGGGACATGGGCGCCAAAAAGTACACCCGAGGGGGCTGGCAGACAGTGCCTGACGGCGAGACCCGGTACTTCGACGCGATGTGGCGTCACCTGCTCAAGGCTCGGCACGAGGAGCTTGACCCCGACAGCCTGCTGCCACACCTTGACCACATGGCTTGGAATCTGATCGCCATCATCGAGTTGCGCGAACGAGCGAAAGCCGGGGTGTAACCATGACGCATGAGGCAGACGATCTCGACCGCGCGGCCACGCTGACCCAGCAACTCGCTGATGCAGCTGTGGAGGAGGCGCAGCGCGCGGCTGCCCCACAGCAGGTTCAAAGCCCTGACGGAAGCTGGCCCAACCCCGAGTGCGAGTGTGGGGAGCTTATCCCCGAGGCCCGCCTCAGGCTGGGGCGCATCCGCTGCTTTGATTGCCAGAACATGCTCGAGAGGACTGCCAAATGGCGCAGATAGACCCAAACTCCAGGGCGTCGCAGGTACGCAGAGCGGAGCTTGTGCTGACCCGACTGCTGCGGTCACCCAAGACCCGCAACGGGCTCGTAGCGGCTGTGACCTCCAGGGACATATCGAAGAGGTTTGTCTTTGGATGGCTTACCAATCAGGTGGTGTCAGGAGGCGTCGTCAAGCTCAAGAGCAGCAACGTCGTCACCTACCAAATCAAGGGTCACGCCATCCTGGAGAACCCCGCCTTGAGCGGGTTTCCCTCGTGGCTGGACCCTCGCGCCCTGCCTCACGTCAGTGAGCGCAAGGTGTTTATTGACGGGCTCCAAATCCCGGAGCCCAGAACCTCAAAGAAGAAAGGCAGTAAATGAAACTGCTCATAGACGGAAACTCGTACCTCAACATGGCGCTCCTCAGGGGCGTCGATCACGACGGTGGCCGGGTGATCACCGGTGAAGACGGCAAGCAGACCCAAGTCAACTCCGCCGACTACGGTGTCGAGGGCTTCTGGGAGAAGGTTGCCAAGGACCTCGACACGTTCGCCGTGGCGCCCCGCCAGGTCAGCCTGGTGTGGGACGGAGCAAATTCGAAGCAGACCCGGCGCACGTTCCTGCCCCAGTACAAAGAGGGCCGGGACAAGGCGCAGGAGGTCAGCGACCAGCTCAACATTGCGCGTGACCGCGTCACCCAGATGGCGCTGCACCTCGGCATGCGGGTGATCCAGCAAGCATCTTACGAGGCGGACGACGTGCTGGCCTACCTCGTCAAGCACCTGCGCCACGAGCGCAATGTCATTTGCACATCGGACGGGGACTTGAGCGTGCTGGTGGACGACAACACGTCGGTCTGGAGACTTGGGGAGCTTGACAAGAACCCCTGCGGCCCCTTCCCCCACAAGTACATCAGGCTGTACAAGTCTCTGGTGGGTGATACCAGCGACAAGATTCCCGGCGCCAAGGGCTTCGGTGACGCCGCCTGGGTCGACCTGGTTCGCACCTTCGGACTTGACGGGCTGGACATGATGATGGAGCTGATCGAGAACAGCCAGATCGCGAGACTTGCCGAGGACGTCGCCGACTTCAAACCCCTCCAGAAGATCATCGACGCCAAGGACATGGTCGCCACCAGTTGGCGTGTGGCCGGGTTGATGGTCGACCAGGTCAACACCATGCGCAAACCCTGGGACCTGCGTGCCGGCATGGTGGCGCAGTGGGACGAACTGCCTGACGAGATGCGGGTGCACGACCTGCGCAGCTCTTACGGCACCAAGACGCTGGTGACGGCCGCCAACTACGAGCGCGTATTCAACGCGTTCCAGCAACGGGTCATTGAGTCACCCTTCGTGGCGCTGGACATTGAGACCTCATCCTCGGAAGACTCCGACGAGTGGATCGAGCGGGTCAACGCCATTTCCGAAAAGACGAAGGGCAACAAGATCGACGTGCTGGGTCACGAGCTGACAGGCATGTCGCTCACCTTCGGCGCCAACACCCAGCACACGTTCTACATGTCGGTGGACCACAAGGACACCGACAACATCACGGTCGACCAGTGCCGTGCGATGGTGGAGCTGATCCCTCAGAGCCTGCACACCATCATCCAGAACCGCCAGTTTGAATTCTCGGTGCTGTACCGCACCTGGGGCGACAAGTGGCTGGACAACGGCTGGCACGGCATGGTCCCCAACGCCCTTGACACCAAGGTTGGTGCCTCGGTGGTGGACGAGAACCTGCCCAAGGGCCTGAAGGCGCGCAGCCTGCACCACCTTGGCTACACCCAGGAAACCTATGAGCAGACAACCTGCAGGTCGGGCCCTCTGGGCACCCTCGCCGGCGGTCAGAAGCTCAAGGAGTTCAAGAAGGAAGTCGTGCCCGCAGTCTACAAAGAAGTCATCATCGAGATCGATGACGAGTGGGTCGACGACAACGGCGAGATTCACCAAAGCAAGTCCGAGCAGATCACGCAGGAGCTGGTGACCCCACCAACGATCGAGATGTGGGAAACCCGCCAGTACAAGATGCGCGAGCTGACAGGTAAAGAGGTTCTGAGCTACGGCGCAGACGACACCATCTGCACCGCCGCCCTGCACTCCCACTACCAGTTCGTGATGGAGCTCGAACACACCTGGGACGCATACCTTGAAGTCCACCAGCTGCCGGAGTACCTGACGTCGTTGGCCTTTGTGCAAGGCTGCGAGGTAGGTCTGCCCGAGCTTGCCGAGATGGAGCGCGAGGACGACGCCCGGTACGACAGCGCGTGGCGGGTGCTCAGAGAGTTCCTGATGGAGAAGGGTTGGGAGGGCACAGCCTGCCCCGAGTTCGAGGGCGACATCGAGCCCAGCGACGTGAAGCTGGCCCTGCCCCTGCTGCTGGATGGTGATTTCAGCACCAAGAAGCGCAAGCTGATCGGGATCGCTTTCGACATCCGTGAGCAGTTCCCCGACAATGAGCGCGCCGACCTGCTGGCCACCATCGTGGAACGCAACGATGTGGAGGCGCTCAACGGGCTTCTCAAGCAGAGCTTCACCGGAGAACCCAAGCTCAATTTCGGTTCGCCCAAGCAGCTGCAACACCTGTTCTACAACGTGATGGGCATGACCCCGCGCATCTTCAACCCGCTGACCGAGAAGCAGCGCGAGCTTGCGGTGTTCAAGTCTGCCTTCAAGAAGATGCGCCAAGCCAAGGACGGAAAGGAAGTCGAGTACACAGGGGAGGAGCGCGAGGCGCTCATCTCCAAGGCGTCCACAGACGACAGCGCGGTGGAGACCTCGCTGCACTTCGACAACCCCACCGGCAAGCAGCGGCAGGTGCTGGAGGCTTACACCTCCATCAAGGAAGTGACCACGCGACGCAACCTGTTCTACAAGACCTGGAAGGCTGTGCCGCACTGGCGGGATGGCAGGGTCCACAGCTCTCTGAATCAGGCGGAAGCGGCGACCCGTCGCTACTCGTCCTCTAACCCCAACGTCCAGCAGCTCCCCTCGAAGGGCGACGGCGCCAAGTTTCGCACGATCATCCGCCCGCACCACAAAGACGCTGTCATCGTGTCCTGTGACTTCAGCGGGCAGGAACTGCGCGGGATGGCCGAGCAGTGTGGAGACGAGGCGCTGACAGCCTGCTACGTGGGGGACAGGCTTCTGGATGTGCACAGCCTGACCGCCGTGCAGGCGGCAATCTACCTGTGGGGCGAGACAGTAACCTACGAGCAGTTCATGGAGATGATGAACTCACCAGACCCTGAGGTCAAGAAGCGTGCCAAGGCGCTGCGAGGGCAGGCCAAGACAGTGGTGTTCGCCAGCCAGTTCGGCGCCCAGGCCCCCAAGATCGCCCAGCAGCTTTTCGTTGATGATGCGACAGCCCAGCAGTTCCTGGACGCCAAGGACAAGGCGTTCCCTCGGATCGAGGCGTGGAAGGCAGAGTTCGAAGAACTTGCAGCGAAGCAAGGCTACGCCCTGGACCTGACGGGCATGCGCCGGCACCTTGCCCAGGCGATGATGTCAGAAAACAAGTGGGAAGCGGCCAAGGCCGCGCGGCAGGCTTCCAACTACGCCATCCAGGGGTCGGCAGCCTGCCAGTCGCTGCTGGCCATGTCGTCGATGTGGCGCAAGGGTCTGTTCGCGGGTGGCAAGTACGACGCGAGGTTCCTATTCCCTGTCCACGACGAGTGTGTAGCTTCGGTGCACAAAGACCACGCTCTGGAGTTCACCCGTGAGTTTCACGCCTGCATGACACAGCCGTTTGCCGGGGTGAAGATTCCAATCGTGTCATCCATCGACATCGGAAAAAACTTCGGTGACCTGATTGAGATTGGCGAGAAGTTCGACGAAACAAAGATCAAGGAGGCCCTTCAAGAAATCTTCGGCAATTAGTAGCATAATAAGGCCAACGACAGCGACGGAGTGCCACAGAGCACCCGCGCTGTTGTTGTTTCTGCATTCAATAACAATAAGAAGAAAGCAATGCATGTACTCGACCTGTTCTCAGGGGTCGGGAACTTCTCCCTTGGGTTATCCCGAGCTGGGGGGTTCTCAACCCGGGCATTCTGCGAAATCGACAGAACCTGCCACCCAGTGCTCAACAAGCACTTCCCCACAGTCCCAATCCACGAGGACATCACCACGCTCATCCCAGAGCACCTCGGATTCAATCCCGACGTCATCTGCGGCGGCTTCCCCTGCCAAGACATCAGCCTTGCTGGTGCCGGCGCAGGAATCACTGGCGGCCGCTCCGGTCTCTGGTTTGAATACCTCCGACTCATCGAGCAGTGCTCGCCGTCGTGGGTCATCATCGAAAACGTGTCAGCCCTTCGCTCTCGCGGACTGGAAGAAGTCCTCGGGGGCCTCGCTGCGCTCCGGTACCATGCTCGATGGGATTGCATTCCCGCAAGCGCCCTTGGTGCCGAGCATCAAAGGGACAGGGTCTGGGTCGTTGCCCACCGTTCGCGCGAGCGAATTCAAGGGCTGTGGCCCAAGGGGTTCCAAGAGCCACAGTCACTGGCTTTCCCATTTCTACCTCTCCGCGATCGTGACGGACAGTGGGAAGTTGAGCCCGATGTTCGCCGAACGGCTTATGGGAATGCCTCACGGATGGACGGACGTATGAGCAGCTGGGGCCAACGACTGCACCAGATTGGCAATGCGGTGGTGCCGCAAATCCCCGAAGCCATCGGGCGCGAAATCCTCCGAGTGGAGGCTCTATGAAGACACTCAAACCTGAGCCGGGCTGCCGGTACGGGCGCTGGGCCCTCATCGAGAAAATCCCTGACGTCAAGCCCGCCAAGTGGCGCTGCCAGTGCGCCTGCGGCACCAAGCGTGAAGTGCTGCAGGCGGCCATGGCCTCCGGACAGTCCCGCTCCTGCGGCTGCGCCACCCGGGAAGCTGCAAAAGCGTTCTCGCTCGCTGGAGCGCGAACATGACGGCCGCCGTACGAGTCGAAGCCCGCAGGGTTGGTCGCCCAAAAGTCGACCTGACGGGCCAACGCTTTGGGCGACTGCTGGTGGTTGCGACAGCCGGTCGCGCCGACGACGACCACATCCTGTGGTCTTGCCTATGCGACTGCGGTAAAAACAAAAACATCGCTTCCAACAGCCTTACCCGCAAATCACCCGTGCAGTCCTGCGGGTGCATGAACAAGACCGCCGCCCAAGCCAAAAAAGTCGAGGGCGGCGCCTGGAACGATGGTAAGAGTTACGCAATTCACGACGGTGAGCATTGCTACAAGACGCGCCACGCGTGGGCCAAGGCGGCTATCCGAGCATTCGGCAACGCATGCCAGGTTTGTGGATGGGACAAGGCTAAGTGTGATGTCCACCACAAAGAGCGAAAGTCGCAAGGCGGCCTACACACTTTGGCAAACGCCATCGTGCTTTGCCCCAACTGCCACCGAGTCGAGCACGCTCACGCGGCCATCACCTCCCACGGGGAGGCAGCATGACCACCTTCAAAGTCAAGAACACCTTCGCCAACCGAGGCAAGAAGTCCGAAGACGCGATGGCCAAGTACCTGTCCGAGTGGTCGGGCCCCACCAGGGAGGCCAACCGGCTCACCGACTCTAAAGCGGCCGGCCGGATCATCAAGGCGGCAGCCGCTGACTTCGAGTACTTCTGCGCAGTCCCTCAAAAAGACGACTGGTCCAAGCCTATAGAGGACTTGACGATGCACGGCCTGATTGAGGTCAAGGAGACCGAGCATGAGTACAGACTGGGCCGCGACAAGGTGCCACAGCTTGCACGGCTGCGCAAGCGCGCCAAGTGTGGCGGCGTCTGCCTGGTGGCGATCCACCACTCGACCCTGAAGGTCTGGCGTGTCGTCGACTCCGACTACCTTGCCAACACTGGTGACAAGGGCTCATGGAACCTGACTCTGGTGCCGACCTACGCTGACTTGGCCACCGCCATGGCGGAGGTCTACCCGGGGGTGTTCCAGTGAAGTTCTGTCAGTACTGCCGAAGAGACAAGCCCCGAGAGGGGTTTCGCCTTATCCCCCACCCGTCTGGCAGCCCCCGAGCGCAGTGCGCGGACTGTCAGGAAATTCGTAAACGGCCCCGATCAGAGCTCGTCGAGCTTGCCGAGAAGGCCAAGAAGGAGAAGAGATGAAAATATTCGTTACGTCAGACACCCACCTCGGCGTCAGCCGCATGGGTGGCACCACCGCAGAGAGCGCAGCGGCGCTGAGAGATTACGCCCACCAGCAGTTCAGCAGGCTGCTCAACACGGCTGTGGCCGAGGGCTGCGACACGGTTGTCATCAACGGCGATCTGGCCGACCAGTACAACCTGCCGCTGTCGGAGGCACTGGAGATTTACGGGGCGCTGGACCAGTGGCTTCAACAAGGCTCCAACAGGAATCTTGTTGTTGCCTGCGGCAACCACGACCTGAGCAAGGACTCGAGCCGGCTCGGTACCGTCGAGTTCATTGGGGCGCTGCTGACCCTGAAGTACTCCCAGGCGCGCTTCTCCCTGGTCACGAAGCCCCAAGCCCTCAGTGGCCGCATCTACGTCATCCCGCACGTCACCAACCAGGACGTGTTTGATCTGGAGTTGAGCCGGGTCCCCGAGGGCACCCTGTACCTGCTGCTGCACAGCAATCTGGACAACAAGTTCGCGGCCGACGCTGAGCACTCGCTGAACCTTGACCGGGCGACCGCCAAGGCGCTGACAGCGCGCGGCATCACCATCGTCCTGGGCCATGAGCATCAGGGGCGCGAGATCATGAAGGGCAAGGTTGTGGTCGTCGGGAATCCCTTCCCGACCTCGGTGGCTGACTGCCTCTCCCACGGTGACGGGCAGAAGGACGGCACCAAGCGCGCGCTGATCATCGAAGACGGCACTCACCGCTTCGTCCCCACCTGGACCCCGGACGACGCCGACGGCTGGTTCGCCAAAATTGATTGGCGTGAGCTGAAGGATGTCGAGGAGGAGGGCCGGGGCTTCGTCCGTGTTGAGGGCGACGCCACCGAGGCGGAGGCTGCCGACGTGATCAAGGCGATCTCGGCGTTCCGCCAGCGCAGCAAGTCCTTCGTGGTCACCAACGCCGTCAAGGTTGAGCAGGCCGAAAGCCTGGAAGACATTGCCGCATCGATCGCTGACATCCGCAACGTGTCGGTTTTGGAACTGCTCTTGGAGCAGCTGGACCCAGAACAACAGGACGCAGTTCGCAAACTGATGGCCTGCTCATGAACGCCACCCAGATGCGCAACGTGACGGACCGGGAACTGCTCATCGAGCTCGACGAGGTTCGCGGGCAGAGCCCGGTCATCAGTGAGCTGTGCCGCAGGCTCGAGGAACTTGTGACAAATGCACCCGTCCTGGCCCACGCAGACTGCCCTGTGTGCCAAGCGACCCTCACCGCCGACTACGACTTCGATTACGAAGTCCTCATCCTGAAAGTAACCCAATGACACAAACCGACCACACCTACGAAGGCACCCTGCTCAAGATCATGCAGCAGGGTACTGACCGCGGCGACCGCACAGGTACCGGCACCCGGGGCCTGTTCGGCCTGCAGATGCGCTGGCACCTCAACGACGGATTCCCGCTGGTCACAACCAAGCGGGTATTCACCCGGCCCATGGTCGAAGAGCTGCTGTGGTTCCTGTCGGGCAGCACCAACAACAACGATCTGGTCGCCAAGGATGTTGGCATCTGGAGCGCCTGGGCTGATCCGCGCACCGGGGATTTGGGGCCAATCTACAGCGCCCAGTGGCGGGCCTGGCCAGACCCTTATGGCAACCACATTGATCAAATCTCTGACCTGATTCAAGGCATCAAAAAGAACCCGGAGTCACGCCGCCACATCGTCAGCGCCTGGAACGTCGGGCAAATTGACGAGATGGCCCTGGCCCCCTGCCACTGCCTGTTCCAGTTCTACGTGGCTGACGGCGCGTTGAGCTGCCAGCTTTACCAGCGCAGCGCTGACATGTTCTTGGGCGTCCCGTTCAACATCGCGTCTTACTCGCTGCTCACCCACATGATCGCCCAGCAGTGTGACCTGGCGGTTGGCGAGTTCATCTGGACCGGTGGCGACTGCCACGTCTACAAGAACCACTTCGACCAAGTCAACCTGCAGTTGAGCAGGCAGCCCAAACCACTGGCGACGCTGCAGCTGCGCAAGAAGCCGTCGATCTTCGACTACGAGCTTGCCGACGTCGACTTCCTCAACTACCAATACCACCCGGCCATCAAGGCGGAGGTTGCAGTATGAAACAACCCATCAAGTGCGGCGACCAAGCCCTGGTCGTCTCCGGCCTGGGCCGCCACAAGAGCCCCAACATCGGCTTGACCGTCACCGTGGGTCAGCGGGCGGGTGAGCACAGCCTGCATGGCGTCATCTGGCACTGCACCGGCGAGGGCATCAAGCAGCTCACCGACTCAGGCGAGTACGTCACCACCCACGCGGGCGACTTCGCGGCGTACTGGCTGCAGAAGATCGAACCCCCACCGAGCAAGGACAGCACACGACGCAAAGCGTTGACAGCCTGAAGGAACACCATGATCAATTCAATCACCCTCACCAACTTCAAACAGCATGAGAACCTCACCATCGCCTTCGGCACTGGCTTCACCGCCATCCGGGGCGCCAATGAGTCTGGCAAGTCGACCATCCTCCTGGCCATCGCCTACGCCCTGTTTGGAACCAAGGCAATCCCCGACAGCCTGGATGACACGGTCACTTGGGGCTCCCCCGTCGGCACCCTGCGCGTCGACCTTGACTTCACCATCGACGGCGTGCCTCACAAAGTCCGCCGCTCCAAAGCCAGCTGCCAATTGGATTACGCCGACCAGACCGTCACAGGCCAAGTCGAGGTGACCAACTTCGTCGCCCGGCTCCTCAAGGTGGACGCCGGCGCAGCTGCGCGGCTGACCATTGCCAACCAGTCCGCCATCCGTGGTGCGCTGGAGGCTGGCCCGAAAGCCACGACCGAGCTGATCGAGCGTCTGTCGGAGTTCGACCAGATCGACAAGCTGATCGAGATCATGCAGGAGAAGCTCACGCTGGGCAACACGGCGACCGCCACTGCTGCGATTGCCGCTGCCGCTGATGATCTGGCGCGCGCCAAGGAGTTGGCGGTGCCGGTGGACAGCGTAGCTGCCCAGGCGCGCATCGACGCGGCTGGGTTCGAGTTCGCCGACGCCATGGCGGAGCTCGACGGCGCTGAGAAGACCCAAGCTGCCGCGCAGGAGACCCACTCCCAACTGCGCGAGAAGGCTGTGACCCGCGACAACCTCGTGCGTGACGTGACCCGCGCCCAGACGGCGCAGCGCGCCGCCCAGCAAAAGCTAGACGCCATCGCGGTGCCCGAAATGCCTCGGGACCTTGAGGTGAAGACAGATGCGCTGCGCAAGCAGATCGCTGATGCCGAGCGCGCCGACAAGGTCAGCGCCGTGTACGCCAAGGTCAGCGCCTTCATGACGCCGCCCAAGGGCCCCTTCTACGAGGGCACCCTCGCAGACCTGTCCGCCGAGTTGGCGCAGACGCAGGTCTCCGATCAGGCCCTGCGCGACTCGCTCACCACGCTCAAGAGCGACCTCAAGCTGCTTGCGGCCAAGCTGACGCACGGCACCTGCACCTTCTGCGGCAAGGACTTCAGCGGGGTGCCCGAGGTGGCAGCGCGCAACGCCGACACCACGGCGAAGATCACAGCGACTGAGGAAGCCATCAAAGCTACCTACGTCGCTGTTGAGGAGTCGGCTGAAGAGCTTGCCGGGCTGCGCAGTGTGGACAAAGCCCACCGTGCCGTGATTCAGGCAGCAGCTGTCGGTGGCGATGATGTGGAGCTGGTTGGTGAAGAGCTGCCGCAGTACCTGAATTGGGTCGGGCCCAAGGTCGGCGAAGTGACAGACGTGGCTTCGCTGAAGGACCAGATCAGCGCCCTACAGGCGTCCGCTGTGGCCTACAACACCGCTGTGGTGCGCCGGGACGAAGCGGTCCAGGCCGTCATAGCCTCAGAGTTGGCTGTGGAGGATTGCCAGAGGGCGTTGGACAGGTGCCCCGAGGTCCTGCTGGACGTTGCCCAGACGGCGCTGGACGCTGCCCGCTGCGCCACCCGCGCGGCGCGCGCCGCCGCAGACGAAGCTCGCTCGACCCTTGACGCCCACACCCGGGCGCTGGCCGACCAGAAAGCAGCGCACGAGCGTGCAGTGATCGAGTTGGCGCGTGTCTCGGGGCGCCTACAGACTCTGCAAACCCAGCTTGTGGAGCTTGAATTCAACAATGCGCTCCTCAAAAAGGTCAGGGCCTGCCGCCCCCTGCTGGCAGACAAGCTCTGGACCTTGGTGCTGGCGGCCAGCAGCAGCTACTTCAGCGACATCCGGGGCGTCAAGTCCCGTGTCACCAAGACGTCGGACGGCTTCATGATCGACGGGCACCCTGTGTCGTCAATGTCAGGCTCAACGCTGGATGCGTTGGGCTTGGCCATCCGCGTGGCACTGGTTCGCACCTTCCTCCCGTCATCACCCTTCTTGGTGCTCGATGAGCCTTCCTCTGCCATGGATGGGGACCGCACAGGGAACATGTTGGGGTTTTTATCGAAAGCTGGCTTCTCCCAGATTATTTTGGTTACGCACGAGGACGTCTCTGAGACGGTTGCGGACCACATCGTTACTTTAGGAGATTGATATGAAAGAGAAAACCTCGGGATTCGCTGAGTTGGTAAACCTCGTGCAATTAACAGAGAACGACAGGTCCCACCCAGGGGTAGGACTCATGACCGTTGGCAGGGACCAGCTTGTACTCCAGTGCGCTCACTGTGGCGGTGACAACTTACACCACGCGTCTGTGGGGGTATGGAGCAGGGAGGGTGGGGAGGACGGCCCCTCCATGCTGACCAAGGTGATGGCTAGGGATACTGACCCGCCGCTGGATAGGTACCCTGGGCCAGTGGTTGTTACGCATTCCGATCCGAGTGGTAACCCGTCAAGCCGCAGGGGTGCCGTTGCGGTGTTCTTCGAGTGCGAGAGTTGCGACGAAACCACTGTACTGACGATAGCCCAGCACAAGGGTTTTTCGATCCTGTCAATCGATTAAAGCGCCGCAGCCCCGCCTTGGGCTGCACAACCCGAAGAAAGAAAAATAAGAATGAAACAACTCATCAAATCCGCCACAGTTTTCCACGCCGAGCTGCCGTCTGCAGGGGCTCTGCGGGAGCACTTCTTTGAGGACGTCTTCGTTGATGCCCTCAGCCTGCAGGCCGTCAGCATCGGGTTCACCCCCCGCGAAGACGACTTTGTTCAGAATGACGGCGCCAATCTCGTCGACGAGTTCACCGGCGGCGTTGCGTTCACCGTGCGCGTCGACCAGAAGATCGTCCCGGGCTCGGTGGTCAAGGCGGAGGTCGACCGCCGCGCCAAGCTCATCGAACGCGAGCAGGGCCGCAAACCCGGCAAAAAGGAACGCAGCATGATCAAGTTGGATGTCATCGACAGCTTTCTGCCGCACGCCCTGGTCCGCACGACGCGGATCACCTGCTACCACCACACCGCCACCAACTTTCTGATCGTCCCCACCACCAGCAAGGCGCTCGCCCAGCAGGTTGTCAGCCTGCTGGTCAACTCGGTGGGCAGCGTCAAGACCACCACCATCAACGTGGCGGACGTCAAGGGTGGCCTCACCCAGCGCCTCAAGCAGTGGCTGGGCGGCGACCTCGGAGCGTTCGGTGGCCTGGACCCCCGTGCGGAGGTCGTGCTTGAGCAGGACGAGCGCAAGGTCTCGGTGAAGATGTCAGACCTTGCCTCCGCCGGCCGCGCGCTGAACGAGGCGCTTGACTCCCACTTCACGGTCAAATCCTTGGGCCTGTCGTTTGCCGACGACGTCGAGCTCAAGCTCACCGACGACTTCCGGATGCGCGGCATTTGGAACCCGAGCGCTGTTGAGGAGGAAGACCAGGAGTTCGACACGTTCGCCGCCGCAGCCACCATTGAGGTGAACGACCTTGCCGACGCCGTCACGTTCCTGTGCGAGATGTTTGGCTACAAGGAAGTAGAGGCAGCCAAATGAACGACAACACCATAGCAGCCATCTGCGCCACCATCGTGGCGGTTGTGGTGGTCACATCGCCTCTGGCCTGTTCCGCTAACGACAACCACGCTGTGACCAAGATGGTGCAGGCAGGAGCCAACCCGCTTGACGCCAAGTGTGCGGTCACACAGGGCAGCCCGTCCACTGTGTGCGTTATCCGCGCGAACGTCTCGCCGCAGGGGGTGGCCAAATGAAGTGCATCAAAGTCACGGAGTTCGCACCGCCGCCAGGGAAAGAGTACGACGCCCTGGCCTACCCCGGGCAGGGCCTGTTTATCCACCCGACCACCAAGCAGCTGATCTGCGTGAGTGCGCCTGCATTCACCACCGCGTACTGCGCGAGCATGGTAGGCATTGGCTCCCTGAACCACTTGCTGGAAGACTTCCCCGAGGCCGTGTACCCGGCTCCACCCGCACCCACCTTTAGCGAGGACTTCATGCTGAAGGCCCTGGCTATCGCCCAACAGCCGCAGCTGGCTGTCAACCTGCTGGTCAAACCAGCGTAACCGAAGAAAGAAGAAAAAGATGAACATCAATCAAGTTCACGTTCCAGAGCGTCTCCAGGACGAGTCCATGGCCCAGTACCGCCAACGCCAGCAGCTGAGCAAACGTCTGGCCGGGCACATGCCCATGTTCCACAATTCCATGGGCGCAGGCACCTACTTCAAAGAGGGCACCAAGAGCGCTCAGCGCATCGGCGCCATCAAGCGCCGCAAAAGCAACGCCGCCAAGCCCTCCAAGGCCTCGCCAGCAGGGGTGCCAAATTGAAGCTGAACCTGTCACCCCTCGAGTGGGTTATGACCGTCCTGATCGGGCTGGTTGTGTACGGCGGCATCATTGCGGCCATCTGGGGCCTGTGGGGCTACGCCTGGTCGAGTTTGTGGCCGGAGGGCCCCGAGATGCTCATTGACCCGCCGTTCCTCCCGTTTGTGGCGGCCGCGCTGCTGATCGTCTGGTTGAAGTCGTTTCTGGGAGCCAAGAAATGAATGACATGACGCTTGACATCCACGGGGCTGCCGCCATGATGAATGTCCACTCACGGACAATCCTTGACCTGATAGCCGACGGGACCCTCCCTGCTGGCAGGGTTGGCCGGGCATTCGTGCTGATGAAGAAGGACGTGTTGACGCACATTGAGCGCGTCATCATCCAGCAAACCGCCGCGCGCATGGGCGGTGGGCCACGTCAGAAGCGTGTGCGCAGGCCAGCTACGGCCTGATCACCACATCTGCGCGGATAGGTCGTCTCCACGCAAATTCGAGTAGCGCCGCAACATTTGCAAGTTGCGGTGCCCGGTTATTTTGCTGATCTGCAAGTCCGTCATCCGAGTGCGCTCGTAAATCCTTGATGTCGCCTCGTGCCTCAGATCGTGGAATTTAAGGTCAGCACAGCCAGCCTCCTTGAAAATGTTGACGAAAAGCTTGGACAAGAAGTCAGTCCTGTCATGCAGGTACTTCTTGTCCAACGAGCCGTTCCACCAGGGGAACACAGGCCCCTCCCGCCCATGTAGGTACTTGGCAAGCTCCACCAGAGTCACTGAGGTCATCGGCACCTGCCTCTTGTCCCCGTTCTTTGTCCTGTCCAAAAAGATCGTCTTTTTTAACATGTCCACCTGATCTGTCGTCAGCGTGTACATTTCCCTCAGTCGCATCGCCGACTCCAGTGCCAGGATGAACAACACCCTGAGCGCCACCTTGTCAGGAAGCTCCATTGGTCGCTGCTTCCTCGGCAACACCCCTCCCTCGATCACCGCGATGATCTTCTCAAACTCCCCCCTCTCAAGCCTCCGATCCCTCTCAACATCCTCCCTCAGCACTCCAGCAAGGCTCTCATCCAGCTTGGTGTACTGGGCGTAGCCCACCGGCAGCGTGCGCAACGGGTGATCCGGCATCAGCAGCAACTTCTTGCGAATCCCCCAATCACAACAGCGCGCAAGCGCGCCAACCTTGGCCCGGATCGTGGACGGAGCGACCTTGTCCTCCCGCTTCATCGTACTGATCCAGTCGTCAACCCACTTGGCGTCGATGCTGTCAAGTGGTGTTTTTCCAACAGACTTGCAGACCGTGCCCAGGGCGCCGACGTCCTTGTCCTTGGGGTGCGCGTCCCGGATGTACTGCTGCACCAGCCGCTCAATGTTGATGATGCGGTTTACCGTCTGGTGTTCCGTGGGCACGATGCCCCGGTCAAGCAGCGCCTCGAGCTTGACCGCGTACTTGTCGCCCGCCTCCTCGGTGTCAAACGCCAGGCTCAGGGGCTTATCTAGCACCCCCGCACGCTTGAAAACAAACTCCCAGCTGCTGCCACGATCCCTTCTAAATGTCATTTCGTTCCCCTTAAAAAGTTACGGAGCTACACCGTTTAGGGCGTCCTCCGGTTGGCAGGATACTACATTTTGGGTGGCAATGCCTCACTTTGCCTCACTTACGCGGGTGGCAAAAGGGCGTAAAAAAACCACTCAGATCGCTCTAAGTGGTTGATTTTATTGGGGTTTGGGTGGTGGGTGATGACGGGCTCGAACCGCCGACCTACGCCGTGTAAAGGGGTAACGTCTTATTTAAAATCAACAGCTTACAAGCGCTGCCAACTTTTTGAAAAATTTACCGTCTGAACTTTTAGGCTTCAGGTGGATTTTAACCCATCCGCTTGCCTCGCTCACGCCAGCCACGCGAGCACCGGAAGCTGCGGCTCAATCTCAGCAAAGTCACTCGGCATTTCTCGTGTACCTGCCTCAACCTCGGCCATGATTTGATACAGCACAGCCCAAGTCTGGTCACGCGCAGTCACGCAGTATTGGCCCTCCTGCTGGAACTTGGGCACGGTCGAAGTTGCGTAGGTGCAGGCACTCAAAATGCCGTCGTAGTTGCGGGTGTGTGCGAAGTCATCCAGACGCTGCTGGGTTTGGGCCACTATGTCGCCTTTAAGCTCAAGAGCAACTGCTTGGAGTTCTTCAGGGGTCAAAGCTACTACATCCCACGCCTGCACCCAGGCTTCACCTTGCTGTACAGGAATGCCCTCAACAACTCGACTGGTCATTAGGTCGTAAGTAGGTTGGTCCGTGGCTTGCAGAGGGTACACACCGTACTCAACCGCACAAGCATCAGGGATAACCTGCGGAAAACTGACTTGTGGATTATCTCGACGTAGTTGGGTAAGCGAGTATCTTTCAGGGGTATTATTTATTAGTTTTATGTACATATTTGTATCCGTCATGGATTAAAGGTGTGAATGGTTGTAGCTATACTACTAGCACTTGATTGTGTTGTAAGATACGAATTAGTAGGCTCACTAGTACTGTACATTGTGGCTATAGTACGTGTTGCTAAAAAAGTAGAATTTAGTGTTGCACCGGAGTATGTAACTACTTGACCACTTCCATTATTAAGTGTATGAATAAGTGCAAAACCACCATTTACAGAATTTGCTACTGTAGATAGATATAACCCAGTTACTGTAAAGTTAGCTATAGCACTAACTAGCGCACTCGCTATTGCAGATGTTTGCCCAAGGACCGACCATACCCCTATGCTTACACGTGGGGTGCCAATCGGTCCAGAGTAGTTAAGCACAACTGACCCAGAAGTTTCAGTTGGCAAGTCAACAGCAAAAACCTGTCCTGTAAATTGTGACCCAGGTCTAATCTTTGTAAATGCGTACGCACTAACCCCTGCAACTGTACACGTAGTAGTTCTTAGTGTTGTCTCTGAAGCCATTACAGAAATGTAAATACGCCTATCTGTAGCAGCACTACCAAAATTAACACTTGCAAATGTAACGGTTGTTCCTGCTGTCTGATCTTGTCTATCAACAAAAGTAACCGCAAGACCTCCAGCAGAAGAAGAAGCTGCTGTTCCCAATAACTTCTGCCACAACATTACGCGTTACCCACTAAGGCACCGTAGATCGTCGTTCCGACTTTCCATAGTGTGATAACAGTATAGCCAGTAGTTAATAGCGTTGGAGCAGTACCCGAGCCTGTTTTCCATACCACCCCTAAAACGGTCCAGTCCACGGTGTACCCAGTACTGTCATCAACCATCAAGGTGATTGACTGCCCAGAATTCCAAGTCCCTAATGTGGGGGTTGCGTTAACAGCAAGAATCAAAGTCTGTATTGAACCGTAGACTGGAGATAAAGTGGGTGTAGCACTCCCAGTAACCGAAAACACCTCCTCGGTGTAACCGTTGTTTAACGTAGGCGAATTCACAACCGGCGACTCAAGCGTCTTGTTGGTCAGCGTCTGTACGCTCGTCATGGTTGCGTAGTTACCGGCATCAATCAAGTAAGGCAAAGTACTCCACGGGCTTGAACCGTCCCCACACTTGAATTTTTGGGTATCGGTTTCAATCCCCAGCTCACCCTGCGCGAGCGTTGGGTTGGCCAAAGTCCAGGCGGCGGCACTGCCGCGTCGAAGTTGCACAAGATCAGCCATCAAGGTGTCCCTCCATCAATATATTGCGAACTTGCGTAGACAGCATCTGGAGAGCCGCCATCCACGCTGCCCCCGCTGCTGCCGCCTGATCCATTTGCAGCCGCCGTAATGCGCCCTTGTGCATCCACCGTAATGTTGGCAGCGGCATAGGAGCCAGCGGTTACGGCTGTGTCTGCCAGGGCGATAGTCCCAGTTGAGGTGATCGTCCCGCCTGTCAGACCCGTTCCCGCTGCAACAGAGGACACACCCCCGCCGCCGCCACCGCCAGCAGACAGGTCAACAATGGACTCTGTGCCGCTGACGTTGATCTTGGTGTAGAGCTTGCCGTCAGTGGTATTGACCGCAAGCTCACCGAGATCGAGTTGTGCTGTTGTGGGCACTTTCCCTGATACGGCAGACTGCTTGACCTTGATTACATTTGCCATAAGGCTCCCCAAAAACGCCTAAACAGGCGGGGTTGATTGAAATTTAGAACGTGCCGCCGTCGATGGTGTTGCCGTCAAAGGTCGTCAAGTTGATGATCGAGCCGCCGGTGATGGCAACGCTCGATGCAGCCTGCGTGGCCATCGTGCTCAAGCCCAGCGTTGCGCGTGCGCCTGCCGCATCGGCATCGTCAATGAGCGTGCGGCCATATGCCGACAGCGTGGTCGTGGAGAAGGTGTCAGCGCCGGTGGCGTAGACCAACCCATCGGCAGCGGTGGTCACGCCCGCCAAGGCCGTCAGAGTGGCGTCCAGGGGCTGGGCGTCAGTAATGCCGTAGCCTGCGCGCGTGGTTGGGTTGGTGCCTGCAGTCACGCGACCATAAGCGTCCGTGGTCACCGAACGGTAGGTGCCCGCAGTGCCCGCAGTAGCCAGATCGATGCTGTCGGCATTCACAACGATGCGAGCCGCCGAGGCAGTCACCACATCAATCGAATTACCCGTCTTGGTCAGGCCATTGCCCGCAGTAACCTGTCCTGCGCCGCTGAACTGCACGAACGTAATGGCAGTCGTGCCAAGCGTGCCTCCCTGATCCGATGTGCAGAGGAAGCCCAACTCGGCATTGCTTGTGCCCTGCTCAACAAACAGATACGCGCTAGGCACTTCTGCCCACAGGTCCATATCTGCAGCGCGCGTCCAGGCACCCACAGCAACAACGTAAACACCGTTTGCAGCCGGTAGGGTTTGGTCTTTGACAAGGACACGGTCACCTGCGACCAGCGAAATGCCGTCAACCGTCATTGCGCCCGAGAGTGCCGCGATATTGGCAGTCGATGCTGCTTTGACAGACGCCTTGGGGTCGAGACCCTGCACTGTCATGTCAACGTAGTTTTTCGTCGCGGCATCCTGTGCGGCGACCGGGTCAGCCAAACCTGTCAGCTTTTTGGCATTCATTGCCACGTCGGCTGTTGGTAGCGCCATCTGATCCAGACGGCTGGTGCGAACCTGCGTGTCAAAGTCACTGACCTTCGTGGCCGTCAGGGCAGGGATGTCGGCTGCAGCCAAGGCCGTGCCTGCTGTAACCCGGCCCTTGGCATCGGTGGTGACCTTGGTGTAAGTGCCTGCCGTACCAACCGAGGCCAGCGTCAGGGAAACCGCTGTAGCGCCCGTGCCAGAGGCATCACCAGTAACCGTGATGGTCTGGTTAGCCGTCAGGTAAGCCTGCGCTTTAACAAAGGCCGTGGTTGCTGCCGTGGTGCTGTTGTCGCCCGTTGCAGGCGTAGGCAGTACGGGACTGGAACTGAAAGTCTTGACACCCGCGATGGTCTGCGCGTTGCTCTTGTCAACATACACTCCGGGGCCACCAATGGCGATCACGCCTGTCGCGGAGCCTCCTGCGCCGCCAGTACCCTTGCCGTAATACAGCGTATCGTCTTGTTCGTTGTATGCCAACTCGGCATTGGCCAAGGTGGTTGGTGCGCCTGCTGCGCCGCCAGCTGCGCGGCGTTTGATTCGTACTGTGTTGCTCATAATCGCTCCAAAAAGTTAAAAGTTGCCACCGTCTGTCAGGGTCGTGGCGGCGGTATTGACCCACTGGTTATCTCCAAGCGACAAGATGTCCCCGAAGGCCGGATTGCTCAGGCTCACTATGAAGCCCCCGATAGCGTTCGGACCATCTGCTCCCCTGGGTCCCTGCTCCCCCGCAGTGACGATGACCCCCACGGACGCCTCGCCCTGAGTGACGACGACCGCAGTAACCTCCTCAACGGTTACTACGTTGTAGTCGGTCATCGAGTCACCTCGAAACTGACGCTGATGTCGCCCTCAACCACCCGATCGACGTCTGGGCCTATCGCGAATTCAATGTCGTAAACCGCAGTCTTCTTGCTGAACCCCGCAGTCTGCACAGGGCTCATGTAGACCTCAAACTTGCCGGCTTCCGCGTCGGTAATCGTGATCCCGTCGCCGAGCGTGAGACTCGCCATGCAAGCCGCGTCGACGACTGAGCTACGAATCATCATGCGGATGTCGTAGCCTGTTAAGTTCACCGGAGTCGCAGGAACCCCTGTGAGCCATTGAAACGACTTTCGGAAGGTGGCGCCTTGGTAAACAGTGAGGTCGAGTTTGGCGGGAGTCATGTGTGTCTCTGAGTAACTGGTTTACAGAGCCACCATACTGGGGAAGCGCCCCACAAAAGTAAATCCCCCCCCCCTGATGTCAGATCAAAACGACCTCCGCTTCACGTCGTATCGTCAGCCCCCTCAGCACGCGCCCGCCCGCCTTATCCCACTTGCGCAGCTGCACCGGGACGTCGGCCCAGTCCCCGGCATTGACGCGCTTGCGCAGCGTGCTGGAGCGCAGCTGGCCGGAGCCGAGGTTGAAAGTGAAGTCGATGAGGGCGGCCAGGCGGCAGGGGTCGTCGATGCCGGGGCAGAGCCTGAGAACGTCAGGCAAGTAGACTGTGCGAATCATCCACAAGAGAAGCTCTTCGGCATGAGCCCGTGTAATGGCTGGGTCCGAAAGGGTCACCCGCCTGCCGTCCCGATAGTAGGTAGCGCCGTACCCGATCGTCGGAACCCCCGCCGGGCATATGTAGGGGCGCAAGTACAGGCCCTCGAAGCGCCGACAAAGCGCTGCTGCTATGGCTGAGGCCAGGTCGATCACTTGTTTCGCTTGAAGAGGGCACGGTCTGCAAGGTAGATGCCCAGCGCGGCGCTGCACAGCATCCAGCTGTTCTCGTCCATCACCCAGTCCTTGCTGGCGAAGTCGATGGAGATGATGATGACGGCCCAGGTGGCGACGAGTGGGCGGATGATGCCGTTCCAGGCGTCGATCCAGGCGATGCCGATCGGGGTGGTGGTGCCCTTGACGGCGGCCAGCCAGGCGTCGGTCTCGATCTCGTCGATCCTGGCCTCGGCCTGGACCTGAATCGTCTTGACACCCAGCTCGGCCTGCAGCCGGATGGCGTCCTGGTTGCGGCTGTGCTGGGCGGCGTCGAGCTCGCCCTGCAGGCGCATGCGCTCGACCTCGTGTTCGTGGTCCTGCTTCTTGTTCATCCAGGACGAAATCTCGCCCCAGAGCATGCGAAAGACAGAGCCGCCGAGAAAAGAAAAGAGGGTTGAGATGATCATTTGAAGCCCCAGAAGTCCAAGAATTTTTTCAGGCGGGCGAGGTAGTTTTCAAGTTCGCTCATGACGCAGGCCCCGATAACGCGCCCTTCCAGAGCTGCACAGCCGCCCAGAGCAGGAAGGCCAGAAGCCCCGCGCGACTCAACTCAAACCGCATCTTCTTCCAGAACTCCGCCTTGTCCTTGGCAGCCTGGATGTCGGCCTCGTGTGTGGCTCTGTGCCCTGCAGGATCACCCTCAGGGAATGCCTTGCGCATGATGGACGCGATGGCCTCGGCAAGCTCCAGCGTTTCATCCTTCATGTGACCCTCAAGCTTATTGTCCAGGCTCGTCACGCTTGTGCGAACCCCCTTGACATCCTCGTGAATCATCTGCACCAGAGCCATGATGGGGGACTCCTGCACTGATGGGTAAAGGCCCATGACGCAACGATCGGGGGGTGTATCTTGGTGCATTCTGTTTCAGTCTCTGTTGCTTACTGAGATAGGTTATAGGCTGTGCGGAGCGCGAAGGCAATCCCCGGGGTTACCGCACAAACAGCCCACTGATCAGGTACGGCAGCATCACCGGTGACACGTACTGAATCTGGTGCCTGTGCCCCGTCGCGGCGAAAAACTCGGCCTTAGGCATGGCCCTCAGGGTCCAGTTGTCGAACCACAGCCCGTCGACCTCCCCCACGACGTGGTAGCCGTTGGTGCTCTTGACTCGGTGCACCTTGTACTGATGGGTGATCAGGACCTTCCAGATGAACGTGCGCAGGCTGCGTCCGCACATCTCCCACAAGCAGGTAATCGTGAAGTCGTCACAGTCGCCCTTCATCACGCCATCAGCGTCGCGCATGACGAACCAGAGGTCGAAGATGAAGCGCTTGTCGTTGGTGTAGCGGAACTTTGACGCAACCAGGGCTACTGCTTTTGCGGGGGTCATGCCAAGCCCTCAAACTCGATCGAGCACAGGGACTCACTGACGTAGGCAACATCAATAGAGAAGTCCTTGAGGAACCCCAGGATGTCCAGAGGCTTGAGCGCTGCGATGTCAGAACACACCAGCACGAAGGGAACGCCATCGAGCTCCTCGAGCTTTCTGTACACAGAGTCAAGCTCCGTGTTGTTGATCCGGAGTTTGACGGTGAGCCGCTTGCTGCTGGCGCGCTTCACGAAAGTGGTCATCCCAAACTCGTCTGTAACCTTGCGGCTGTAGCTCACGATGCCCAGCGACGGGGAGGGCTGTGTGACGCCGAGAAAGGCTGTCCGACCCAAAACGCAGGCCCCGCACTCGACCTTGTATGCCGCCCCCCCAGAGTGGGAGAGCAGAATGTTGATGGTGCCCCCAGCAGGCACGACGACGGCGTTCAGAACGACTTGGTCGGGGTTGCTGGATGTGCCGTTGAGGGCCTTAACCGCCTGGAAGGTGACAGTGCCGCCACTGTTCTGCACAGACACTGTGACAGAGGTGCCAACCAAGCCGAACAGACCCACTCCGTAGGTCCCCGACAAATTCTGCAGAACCACAGCCAAACTCCCCATGGCCCACGTTCGCGTGCTCCTGGAGTTGTCGAACATAGCCCACCGGTTACTGGGAGACAAATACTCCCAGTTGGCGAGGTCAAGGTTTGGGGCCACGGTGCCAGCCCCCGCGATAAGTCTTTGGTAAATACCGTGAACTGTGCTCGAGTCGTAGCTGACAGTGAAGCCTGCCGAGTACCCTGACCCGCTTAGCCAGGCTGGCCATGTCTCAGTCGCGCTGGAGAGGTTGAGGTAGGCGGCGTCTAGGTTGATGGGTGTAATGGCGTCCATGATGTCTCAGGGGGTTCAGATTCCCCGAGACTATGCCCCTGCTCGCCATTGATCAATCCCCTACCAGATGACCGCCTCCACCTCTTCGACTGTGTTCGCAGCGTCGATCAGCACCCGCAAGGCCTGCGCCTTGGCAAACTGCGTCTGCACATGCACCCCAAGCGCAATACCCACGGCCACCATTTCTTCCCGAATCAGGGTGCGCACCGTGTTGTCAGCCAAGGTCCAGTCAATGACAAACTCGGGCGACATCTGCGCCAGTGTCACATGGTTCATGATTCGGTTCTGGCTCAGGGTATCCGAGTCAAAAGTTGAGCCATCCCATGTGAAGCCTGCGTACTCGGCTGCGGTGAGGGCTTGCTTGATGGTGGACCACTGGGCTTTTTTGAGGTCGTCTAGGGTCCGGGGGTCTTCCCATTGTTTGGTGGTGTAGTTGAAGACATGGTAAACGGATGGCCTCTGCGGGATGTGTGCTATTTTCCCACTGTCAAAATATATGTCCCGAATGTCGTAGGTATCGTCTGTGCATAAAAAAAATGCCCCTCCTCGCTCTATTGCCTCATTTTGCGCATCAGTATCATTCGATATTTCATGCGATAAAAGACTTGAACCATCTGTTTTGAAAATATAAATAAGCATCAGCGATAACTCCTAAGAACCGTGAAGGAGAACTTGTGCTCCGGGCCGGCGTATCCAATTGCTGCGGCAACCCATATGTAGTACCGCCCAATATCCCTGCTTACCGTTGGCATTGTCAAGCTTACCGTTGCATCACCTGCGCCTGTTTGCCGTGTAATGCCATCTAGTGTTGCTGGCGCTACATCGGATGAAGTAATAATTGAATAGAAGTAATATGTACTATTTGTTACATTGGATGTATTGAATCCAACAGTCAATAAAACACTGGCAACCCCCGGGTGTCGCATGTCAAAATAATAGGCACCCCATGTATTGTTGTTGACCATATGCGTCGCAGAAATAAACTCAGTGGAAGAGTTTCCAACAATGGCATCAAATGTTGCTGTACCAGCGGCTAATGTGCCAGCAAAGTACACATCACCCGTGGTGGCGTCAATCTTGAAGGTATTGGTGCCATCCGGCTTGTAGCCAACAAGTCCCCCCGGCGTCATGGCAACACCATGCCCGTCATCTCTCTCACCAGAAGCATTCCATGTCAGTGATCCCGCCCTGAAACCTGCGCCCTCTGTTGCATCCAGGCTAACTGTCGAGCTTAGTATGGACGCATTGGATTTTGAAACGCGATCCGCGATGTCTGTGGCCTGCTGTGCTGTTGCGCCCACTGTCGCCAAACTGGTGATGACGACCTTGTCGACGTGAAGTTCCGTGAGGCCCATGCCGGTCCAATTCAGGAAGAACGGCGATACCCACTTGGCTGTGGCTGTCGGAGTGTAGGAGAAGTTGAACTCAACCCACGATGTAGTGATCGCTTGGTTCTCCCGAAATGTGGACATCGCCCGAGTGCCTGTGGTGCCCCCCGACTCCCCGGTCCCGTTGTGGATGTAGGTCGTGCCGACCGGCATCTCAGTGTCAAGCTCGTACATCCTGAAGTACAGGCCCGATGCAGCGGCTACGTTGGACTTGATGCGTATGAAGATGTTGTAGGTGGTCGATGGGTTGACTCTGAACGCAGACCACGCCATCCCAGTGCTGGAGTCTGTCGCGCTGTAGAGCTTGACTATGGTTCTGGCTACATCCTGATAGGAGACATCAGCAACCACAGCGCTGCCGTACATCGACTTGACACCCGCCGGGCGCCCGTCACCACCTACGATTGTGCCGCTGCTGTTGTAAACCTCACCCACGTCTGCGGCGTCCGAGAGGTTCTGCAGGTTCGACGAAGACGTCCACGCCCCTGCAATCTTCTGGTACAGCACCTGCGTGTCGGTGGCGAAGTAGGTGTCGCCGTTGTCGCCTGTGGGTCGAGCGGAAAGCAGGCCACTGGTGAAGATGTTTACCGTCGCCCCCGCCGCTGCAGTGCTCCCCTGCAACCTGACAATCGAGGTCACGTCTTTGTGGGTGCCCACGGTGCAGGTTACCGTGGCAGCTTTGGAGTTGCCGAACTGGTCTGATGTGATCGTCTGAGTTGCAGCATCTGAGTTGGTGGGGCTGGTCTGAAACCCGCTGAACGTCCAGACGTAGGTTGGCGAAGTAACTCCGCTGACAGTAGCGGTGAAGATAATGTCAGCCTGTGAGCCATCAAGGATTTCATCAGTGGCTGTAAAGGTTGTTGTGCGGTTGGCGTTGACCACTACAGACGGCCCCGTCGCCCCGTTCGTTCCCGCCGCACCCACTGCGTAAGCACTGCCGCCTGCCCATGTGACAGAGGAAGTCAAAGTTGTCAGGGAGTTGCTGACTCTGACGGACGTGGCCCAGAGAGTCTGCCCCACAACCGCAGCACCCGGTGTCAGGCGCCAGCCAGCGGGAGTCGAGGGCGCCGTGAAAGCCCCAGTCGCCCAGGTGTAGGTGGATGTGCCAGTGGGCAGTGCAGGCGCTGCGGCAGGCGCTGCGGCACCCCACTGGTAGACCTCAAGGAAGCCCACTCGCGTTCCGTTGACGCCATCATTGGCATCGACGATGGTGATCTGACCTGTGGAGACAAGGGTGGGCATCTAGGGCTCCTTACGGGCGATTGGCTTCAGCCACGATGTTGCCCTTGACATCAATCTCATCACCCGTTACGGTGATGGCCCAAGGTGTCGTACTCACTGTGCGAACACCTTGCGCGGTACAGCCAAACAACTTACCGCCAACAAAGTCAGTGATGGCAGACGGAGCCGGGAAGTTGGTGTAATTGAGCCAGGTGTTTGTGCTGGGTGTGCGGATCGTCACGATGTTGGTGGTAGAACTTGCCACTTCATAGAAGAGAGCATCCCCATTGGGTTTGACCACCTTGACAACATCGCCTGCCGCAAACGCAAAGCTGGTGCCTGTGTAAGTGACGGTGGCGCTGGCACCCGTGGTGTTCGCGGTAACGGGCGCTCCCCCTGCCACAGAGATTTTGGCCGTGTCCACAAACGCCCCACGCTTGCCTGTCTTGTCATAGAAGTAGTAGGTGAAGCTCCAGCCAGTCAGTGGTGACACCCTTATTGCGCCGTAGAAAACATCAGGTGTGATCGTGGTGCTGCCGATGCCGTTTTGCAGCTTGTCGCCCGATGACGAGGTGAGTCTCAAGTCATAGGGGTCAGAGACATCATAGACCGTGAAATACTGCGAGTAGGTCTTGGATTCCGTCGCGTCGGTGATGTCAACCCGGAAGATTGCCAAGTCCGTCACTGCGTTCTCACTGATGACCAACGTGTTGTGGCCGTTACCTGCACCCGCCACAGGAATGTTGACGTTCAGTTCACCCACAGCTGCCGTGGGTGAGCCTGATGTCGTCTTCATGCCGTACTTGGTCGCAACGCTGGCGGTCGAGGTGCTGATCTGGGTCGCGCCGTTGGTGTCGTACCAGCGGTAAGTCAAGCTGGTGGTGTCAATGCCGCTGGTGCGCATCAGATCGGCTGCAATGGCAGTTACGGACTTGACCGTGCCTGTGGCAGCTTCAATCGAAGAGTTCCCACGAGTCAGGATGTAGACCGCGTTGGAGCCGGTCTTCAAGGTGTTCAGGGTAATCTGAGCCATGACGTTAGTCACCAGCCCCGTGTTGGCGTCGGTGTAATCGGCGTCGAAGAACAGCGTGAAGAAGGCCACCGTGTCCTTCAGGTTACCCTTGATTTTCAAGGTCGAAGGGGTGGCTGACCCGACCACTGCGTGTGTCACGGTAAACGGGGTACTCAGCGCGCCATCGGCGTCATTGACGAAACTTGTTGAAGTCGAAGCCGTTGTGAGTGCCGCACCCCCCGCCGTCAGGGAGAACGTCTTGTTCGACATAGCCGCCCAGGATTGTCCTGTGGTCAGTCCCCCGACAGCCAGAGCGACGTTGATGGTCAACCCAGTGCTGGCGTTGGCGGTGAACCAACTCGGAACATAAGTAACGGTGTCGTTATCTTTGCTGTAGGTCTGAAGAACGCCCATATCGGACGTGACAGCCATTGTGATGGAGCGAGCATCGTTGGTGTCGATGATCGTGATTTGGCCTGTTGAAACTAAGGTCGGCATGGTAATTGTCCTTTAAGGGGTGAGGATGTCGCAGAAAAACGTGGCCTTCGCATAAACGTCATCGACGTTCAGCGAGATTTGTGAGTAACCTGATTGGTACAAGGTGTTCCAAGTGGCATCGTCGTTGGGGGACTCTTGCGCAATGGTGCTGACCCGTGTCCACCTGAACCAGCCAAATGGGATGGTGGAGGTCACGTCCATTCCGTTCTTGAAGACAAGCGCCTTGAGGACGGTTGTTCTGCCTTGGCCCACCCTGAAGGTGGTGCCGTTGGTGCTCTGTATCTCGACCTCGTAGTTGACACCTGTGCTTGCTGTCAGGTGCCACTCCAGGGCGAGTGTTGCGGGGTCCGCTGGAGGTCTTGTAGCAAGGCTCGATGTGTGCAGGGTCTTGGCTGTCCAGGAAGACCCAAAGAAGGTCACGTTGTCACCAACAGCGTACTCTGTTGCTTCCTGCCACTCCCCCCTCCCTATGTTGCGGGTAGCACCTGATTCGATGGTGCCGAGCTTGGTGCCCTCCACAAGGTTCAGCTCGGACAGCGTCTCGGGAATCTCTGCTGCGGCAAGCGCTACGGCGGTTGCTTCCGTGATCCTCAGCCTCAGCGCCTCGCGCGCGGCGTACACGTCGTGGAACTTGGTCCTGAAGGTGTCGCCGACAATCACTACGTCGACCCCCGGCACCACGTTCCACCCTGTGAGCGCGCCGAGGTACGCAGCCAGGTTGTCCATGGCCGTGCTGTACGTGACCTTCTCCGTCACGATGCCGTGAGTTACGGCACTGGCCTCCAGCGCGGACTTTTCGGCCTGCAGCACGTCGTACTCCTGCACCACCGCGGGCTTCTCCGATGTGTAGAGAACATCGTCGCTGGCGATGGCGCTGATCTCCTGACTCTTGGCGAAGGACACGTAACTTGTCGGAGACAGGGCCACGGCCAGGCGCTCCTCGTCCTGGATCAGAAGAGGCTCCCCCGGTGCCAGGTTGCCTCTCTGCGCCTGCATGTCGAGACTTGCCCGGCTACCTCGTTTCAGTTGGATTGCTATGCTCATGCCAGCGATCCTCCGTCAATCGACCCACTGATGGCAATCCCCTCCCCATCAGGCATCGCGCGCCCAAGGAGCTTCGCAGTCTTGGATGTGTGGCCGGCAGTCGCCCGGGCCTCGGCGCGCAGGCCCACCACTTCAGCGCGCAGAGCCTGAATCTCAGCGATAAGCGCTGCACTACCCTGTCCACCCCCTCCGGCCTGAAGCTGTTGGGCGGTAAAGATTCGGCTTGGCCCTGTGACCTCAAGTTCCGGCCCGTTCTCACCAACCAGCCGGAGGCCCCCGGAGTGGTAGCCACCTGATGCAAAGGCCGGCACGCCACCCAGCTGCGTGACGATCAGGCGCAGGTTTTTGGCAGTGGACTCGGCGCCACCTTCGATGGCGGTTTTCAGAATGGTTGTGTTGCTGGCGAGCTCGCCCAGAGCCGTGTCGATGCTGCCGAGGAGTCCGAGGCTTTCGGCCTCATAGTTCATCCCCTCGGCTTCCGACACGAGCTGCGCGGCCACAGTCTCGCTCTGGCTGTAGAGCTTAGACGTCGCCTTCACCCACTCCTCGCGGGTGCTCGACGCGTCTTTCAGTGCGTTTGACAGGTCAGGCAGCGCCGCGCCAAGTTTGTCGGCGTAGCCAGCCTTTTCTGCGCCCGTGGTCGACAGGGCCATGCTGTAATTTGTGGCGAAGTCACGCTGGCGGCTGGCCAGAGAAGCCTCCGAGCTCAGCTGACCAAATCTGGTGCTCTTTACGGCGTCCCGCAGGCCAGCCGCGCTGGCGCTCATCAGGCCGGCCAGCTCCTTCTGGGCCTCGTAGTAGGCCACGGTTTCCTCGCGCAACTGGCTCAACACCTTGACGGCTTTTTCAGCGTCTCCGCTGTACTTCACCATGGCGTCGACGTAGTCTTCAAGGGCCTTTTTGGCCGCGGCGTCGGCGGCGGTCAGGGCGGCGCTGGCCGCGCTGGTGGTGCTTGATGCCGCCGCCATAGCGGTGTTGTAGGCTGCTTGCGCGGTAGCGACCGCTTTGGAGGCTGCTGCGAGTACTTCGTTGCCCTGATTAAGGAAGTACACGGTGTTGTTTGCGTACTGCTCAGCTTTAAAGCGGTTGGCGTCTTCCACAAAGTGATACGAGGAGCGCCCGGACGGCGAGTGGCTACTGGTGTCCTTCCATGCATTGAGGCTGTTGGTAGCTGCGTTGTAGCTGTAGGCGTCGTTGTTGGTGCCGGTGGCGTTGACGCGGATGGCATAGTCCAGCGCACGGGTCTGGAACTTATTGGCCAGATCTTTGTAATAACTGATGGTTGTAGTGAGGCCAGTTTGAGCCGTAGTTAATAAGCCGCCATACAGGCTGCTGGTGCCCGACTGGGCTGAAGTAGCGGCGTCAATTCCAGATTGCGCAGCGGCCTTGGCGCTGAGTGCTGCCAGCACCCCCGCATCAGACGGCAGCGCCACCTTGGCCTCGGTAATCTCAGCCGCCAGTTGCGCCGCCGTCTTGGGCGTCAGGCCCAAAATGCCAGCCCGCGCACCGGCCACGGCATCGCGCTCGCTGGCAATGCTTTTCTGCAGGTCGTCAAACCGCTTGG